TTCTGGAAGAAGTGTAACCTTGTTATCCGGGTAGAAGTACTGCTCTTTGCCATCATCATCAATGTACATCTTATCGTAAAGTACGATAGTGAGCTTCGCCCTCTTCTGTACCACCGAAATAACAGTATCATCGTCAACCTCAATAGTTGCTGTAAGGTTCTGTGCAAGAATTGAGTTTCTTATTTGTGCATTGTCAAGCAGATATTGGAATGTATTGCTGTTCATAAGTGCGTATCTAGCAATCTTACCCTGCTTCTGTAACTTCTTTCTTGCATTGTTAAGGTCTGTAAGTGGCTTTGAATTAGCTGTATCGCTCCACATGCTTGTGCCGGATAACTTTGCGTAATGGTCTTTTGCGTATGAACCATCCTTGTCATAATCGTAAGCATACTGAACGCCATCACTTACAATAGCAATTACCGGATGACCTGCATTTGTAGAAAGAAGTGACATTCTCATACGCTCCGGTACAACTTCTGCACCGCTTACAAGGTTGTTAGTATCGTCATATACGCTTGATAAAGCACTTGCAAGGTAAGGGTCGTCTTCTGATTGAATACGCTCGATTTCAAGCATTTCCTCTTCACCAACTGTCATTCCCTCGCGGAAAAATGCCATCTGTGTTTTTTCCTTACTTAATCCGCCTCTAGCTCTAAGAGTTGGGATTGTGTCAAAATTAGATGGCGCAAGTGAAACCGGCAAACCCTTGTGTGTCTTAATCCAACTTAAATCAAGTCCCTGCTTCTTTCTTTCTGGAAACCACTGTAAACCAAGATAAGGTATCTGATTACTAGCTTTTTCTGTTGCCGATAATGCAATAGACTTACTGTCTAATACTTCATTAATTAACATCTATTTACCTCCTGTTATTATTCAAATACAATCATTGGAAGAGCTGTTTTAACTGCTGCGTCATATGTAACGCCGGAATGTGCTTCCGCTACCTTTGTATTAAGATATGCCTTTTTAAGTGCTACTCCCTGTGGTCTGTCTTCTGTTACATCAAATCTTAAGATTCCGATTGCTGTTGCTGTATTATCAGCCACTCCTGACTTGTTTACCGGTGTACCAGCCTTTACAATCTTCTTTCCATTCGCATCCTTTTCTGTTACCGTTGAAAAATCAAGTGTTAATGGGATTGCTTCATTAGGCTCTCTCTTTAAAATCTGAACATCTCCTGCGTATAAAGTCTTTTCATACTGCATATTCATTTCCTTTGCCATTTCTTACCTCCTGTTATTGTTGAATGTAATGTGATAAAACGTCATTGTTCTTAGGCGCATTAGATATAAGGCTTTCTGCTATCTTTTCAGCATTTGTCTTATTGTCTGCACCAGCTTTATTTCCGCCAGCCGTGCCACCGCCCGGATTCGTACTGCCATTTGCAATCTCCTGTTCCTTGGCTTGCGCTGCGGCGGTCTCTTTTTCGGACATAATCTTTCCAAGTTCGGCTGTATCAAAGCTGCCATCTTCTTTTACAATTGCTTTTGCCTGTTCTGCGGTTACTTTGAAATCGGTCATAGCCTTTTCGCGCAAATCTCTAATAGCATTATTTTTCTGCAATTCTGCAATTTGCTGATTAGCTGTGTCTAATGCCTTATTTGCCTTTTCAAGCTCTGTCAGATTTCCAGCCTGCAATTCGTCAAGCTGTTTCTGTAAACCATCTGCCGTGTCAGCTTTAGCCTTGTAGCCATCAGCTCTGTCTTTCTCTTTCTTTGTTTCGCCATTGACTTGATTCAGATAATTGCTTACCTGTTCATCCGTAGGCTCTGCCACTCCGATAGCGATAAGGTTCTGTTTTGCCTGTTCTCTTGTCATGATTACCTCCGATTCACTACGCTTTTTTACGTTGGTTGCTCAACTTGTGATTTCTCCTATTTCACGCATAGGTGCTAAATTTATAAAATAAAAACAGCCGCCGATTACTCGGTGACTGTCTTATCTTCAAATTTATTATTTTGTTTTATGCCACTTGTCGGCACCAGTTGGGGTTTCTAAAGCTCTTTCTGTTGACCACCCTCGTTTTATTCTTGAATATAATACTTTAGGGTCAAATCCTAGATGCTTCGCCCATTCAGAAACTGTTTTTGTTTCTCCTTTGTATGTCAAATACCTCTTACCTGCGTTTGAATTTTTCTTTACTTCGGTAGTCAGTGCCTTTTCTGCTGAATACCCGTTATTCAATCTCCAACGAATAGTTGATTCTGATATTCCTACTTCATCTGCCCATTCTTGTAAGCATTTTGTCTTTCCTTGATATTCAAGAAAGATAGTATTTGTTCTATTATTAGCTTGGATTTTTGCATCTGTAAATCTGCAATTATTTGGCTCATAATTACCATTTACATCTATCCGGTCAATACTTTGTTCTTTTTGGTGTTTATTTTCATCAAAACCATTTTCGTAAGCCCATTTCGCAAAGTTCCTCGCCCCGTCTTTCCCTAACCATTCCTCGCATACTTTAATCCCTCTCCCACCGTATTTCTCATACTTCCCATCATTAGGATTGTAGCACCTTGCTTTCATGCTTTCCCAAGTTTTATAAACTCTTTTACCTGTCAACCCATGTGTAACATGTCTTGCCATTTTCTTATCTGGCATATAATCATCTCCTTTACATGTATTATATCATAGTTGCTAGCAACTTGCAAGTTACTTGACAATTACTTGATGGTAATTTATACTACACAAAAAGAGGTGATAATATGCCGCAAGGAAAAATTTCAGAAAGTAAAGTTAAAACTACAATTGTTATGGAAAAGAAGCTTAAATCTTCTCTTGAGATTATTGCAAAAGAAGAAATTCGCTCTCTTAACAATCTCATGGTTAGTATTTTAACTGATTATGTAAAAACAAGAACCGATAGGAATTAGCTTGTCGGTTCTTGTTTTTTTGTATTCTCATTTTCTTTTTTTACCATATCTACTGTTTTATACAAAACATCGAAATATGGCTTTGATTGTATAAATACTTTTTCGGCATCTCCCCATAATCCACAAGTAGATACTGCTATTCTTGGATTTATTCCAGCTTTTAACATTTGATCGAGTGCTTGCGTTTTTGTATATAAATTATCAAGAGGACTATGGTTGATTTGAACATCAAAATCTCTTGCCGTAAGCCCTAAATCATGGTCTTTAATTCTTATTACGTTTAATATTACTTTAGCCAATCTCTTTTCCGATGTTTTTATTATCGGGTCTTTTTGTTTAGCCCTGGTTTTAGAGAAGTCCCACCCTGCCCTTAAAGATACCGCCCCCTGTGTATCACCACCAGAATTTTGCGATTCTCTTGTCGGTATAGCAAGAATGGACTGTGCATTATCCCACAAATCATCCTTTGCGACTTGGCACTCTGTCTGATTCAATTCTTGTGTCATAATGTCAACATCTGATTTATTCTGCTCATTATTGGATTTTACCGTCAGCGCATGGGAAATCTTCATTTTTTCAAAGGTTTCCGGGTCAATGTCGCAATTTACAAACTTTATCCAAAACTGAACAAACTGCTCAACACCATCCATTCGGTTTGACTGCATTGTATTTATTGCATCCAATAGCCCGATCACAAGCTCAATATCAGAAATGCGCTCATGGTTATTTGGAAACTCAACAATCGGGATTCCACCAAAACCATGCAATTGCCAATCTCGAACCTCTCCATTTACAATCTTGCATTCGTATGAATCCGTGTAGCAGAGTTTATACATCTGTCCATCGGCGTCCTTAAGCTCTTGGATTGCTAAAAGTGGTTCTTCTGTGGAACGACTATAGATAACAAAAGTGTTCATTGGTGTTGGTGCAACAATTCTAAATGGTATATCTCCATTTTTTGTAATCTGTACCGCCTTAAATGACGTTCCGGTTGCTGATTGCCACTCCCCTGCCTTAATGTCCTTTTCCTGCTTATTAGCATCTGTCAGATAATCGTTAAATTCATCAACCGCATTGTTTATACGGTCATCGTCTTTCCTACTGATAAGCTGAATTGGCTCACCGTAAGTCTGACCAACCTTGAATTGAACAATCTCATAGGCATGGTTTTCAGACACCTTATTGGTTATATCCGCATTCTGTACCTTTGTTCGGTACAATACAGGCTGATCGCCCTTGTAGTAGTTCCACAGATACCGAATGACCGTCTTGTTGAAATAAAATGCACCAATGCAATTTCCGACAACATTTACGATATTGTCTGCCGTAATCTGTTCTACGTTAGCATATGCAATTTTTCTTCCATATCTGCCTTTTACAAGGTCATGAAAATACTGTGTATTCATATAAATAAAACTCCACTACTGCAAGCGCGTTTTGGTATTGGCTTTGTTTCAATTTTGCCTGTTGCCACGCGATAAATCACAATATGATTGCATTTTTTACATTTACACGGATGATCTATCGTAGATCTCCCATCATAATGTCCGGCAATTCTTCCACAATCCGGGCAATATATAGTTACTTTTTTCATAGCAACCTCTTTCTTGTAAATAAAAAACACCGCCATTTCTGACAGTGCTTTTTACGGGTTATATGCTTTTGGGGTTGTAGGATTTTGTTTTTTCTACTCTTTTAGTATACCATGCAAGTTTTAGGAAATGTTGTGAAAGAGTGTGAACTATTGTGTACTTTTATGCACTCTTTTCAGAGTAAAGCTGTCCATAACGTCTTTCAAACTCCTGCAATGCTCTTTTCCTAAGTTTCATAATGTTCCTGTAGGAATATTTCATCTCAACAGAGATCAAGTTCCAATCTTTTCCATTGACATAGTGTGATGAAAGCACGATATATACATCTGTATTATCCATGCTGTCAATTTGCGATATGATAATCCGTCTTTTATCAACCAATTCATCTACAAGTGTCTGGATCTCATTCTGCAGATCAACAATCTTCGATACCGCGTTTCCCATTTTGTCAGGATTGCCGGATGATTGCACATCCACCTCTTTCAGAAATATGGATATGGAAGTTGCCATGTCGGATAGCCTTTTGATCTCTTCCATCTTATTTACAATCGCATGGTCAATTCTGTTTATCTGTGAAAGATATTTGTCTGTTGTCATATCCTAATACCTCCTAAATGGGTTTACTGCCTCTTCTACTTTTGCGGTATTGTTTGGGTTTTCTATAAACATTTCAAGCTGAGTTAAACCGTCTGCCGCATCGTCGTGGTCGTTACCACCAATACTTACAAACATAGAGAGTTCATCCATAGCTGCTTGATATTCGTCATTTCTGTAATACCTTGTTACTCCAAGATCTGAATCTTTTTTCATTTGATCCTGTGTCGGGCGGTGCGTATCAAGAAATATGAATTTTCTCTTAACATCCCCAGAATATGCTATGATCTTTGATAACTTTTCAACCTTGTTTGGTGCTTTTCTGCTTGTGCATGAGCATTTATAGTCCTGTTCCTGCAACTTTTCATCTACATATTGGCAATACAGATCTCCACCGGTATTCCCCTCAAATCTTGTCTGCCTAATCTCATTCCCGATAATTCGTCCAACAACAAGAGGGATTGTTACCTCTTTTGCGCCTTTGTTGAATACCCAATCGTAAATATAAACATCACCGTTTTCATATTCTGCCCCAATCGGCATTGACAAGCTATCGCCGCCGCCCCATGCAACGTCCACAACTCCGATGCGCCGGAAATCTCCGTCCGGTAAGATTCCGTTAAATAGTCTCAAATCCGTATAAAGCAATCCCTCGCGGACATATGGTTGCTGCATAAACTTAGCCATCCATTCGGCATTGTCAAGTTTATCTCGCATATCCCTGTAGTATTCCGTGGAAAATCCGTTAATTTCATACGCGAAATTGCTTTCGTCATTTTCATTAAGCGCCGGAATCTTGCGAAATCGGTATTGCGGATCATGCTCATATTGCTTTCTCATGCGCTCCAATGGGTCTAAAACATTCCAAAGAGTACCAACCATCAATTCTCTTGCACCGTCATTTTTACGGTCAACCATCTTGTTTAGGTACTCTTGGTATGTGTTTTCCATTCGAGTAGGGCTTAATGAATGCTCTCGATCACGAACCAAGTCATCGACATATAAATATCCGTCTTTCGAAACATCGACCGCTCCTGTCCATGTTCCGTCAATACCACGGCACGTTACGGTTGCGAATCTGTCCGGATCTCCAAGTGTAATTGTAAATTCATCAGCACTTTTGTCTGTCGGAATTGATGCGTTTGCGTATTCCGGATGCCAATAAGCAAAAAGTTCCGCAAATGTATATTCTTCCGTGGTAAAAAGGTTCATCAGTTCTTTGTAAAATCCTTTTGCCAAAATACCGGAGTGACCGCCCATAGCACTATGGCTGTTTGGTCTGCGCAAAGCCACCCACGATAGAAAGAAAATACAGATAGTCGATTTACCGACACGCGATGGCATTGACAATCCGTAAAATTTAATCTTTCGGTTTTCCAAATCTTCAAGATCGTTGGCGACTATATTCAGTGTCTTGCGGCGTGGATAATAAAACCGTTTACTCCAATTTCTTTTGCGCTCCATAAAGTAGATGAAACTCTCGAAACGATAAAAGCTCTCTAATCGCAAGACTTCATAGAACTGATCCACAAGTTTGTATCCGCCTTTAATGTCGTGATTCTGCGCATATCGTTCAAGTTCCCATATGCTACCACCCGCATTTTTCTGCGTAAATTCGTTGATTAAAGCCTTTGTTCTTTCGGTTATAGCCAATCCGTAGTCAACGTCTTTTTCCGTCCGAATTGCCACATTGCACGCTTTCAAAAGGGCATCTATTACCTGTTCATCAACGCCTTTTCTCTGTATGTAATTTTCATATCCATTTACTGCATTGATTAACTGCTTTGAAGCCAAATAAAAAGCACCTCCTCAAAAAGTAGAAGTGCCTTGACCTCTACCTATAATTTTTCTAGGTTAGCGACTACAATCAATCTGTAGCCGGTAATATGCGTAGTCAGTAGTAAAAGCTATTCTTAGCACACCAATATTGTACGCACCTCTTAGTGTTTCGGAAATTATTTAAAGACTACTTTCTTCGTCCTATTCTCCAATTTCAACTATCTGTTTTGTATTAGTATCATAGGTGCATAACTTACCGTTCTCCGAATAATATGGTGACATATAACCATAACCACAATTTCCTGCACATTCATTGAATACTATATAAACGATATGTGTAGTTGCATAATAATATAAATCATTTTCACCTTCTATCGAAACGAGCTTTGAATTATTATCATAATTTTTACTGCCTTCACAAGTACATCCGGTCATTCCTAACCACAATGTCAATCCTAATGCAATTGCTATAATTTTCTTCTTCATAAAATCTCCTTTCGTCACAAGCAAGTGTCGGATTTTTCTAATCTATCCGCTGTTCTTGACATTTCAATCACTGTTCCGTTTTCATCCTTTGTTGCAATGCAAACTTCCGAAGCAAACGTTCTTATCTGACTACCAAGTCTTATTTCTGTTTCATCATCTTTAAAATTGTAGCATTTTCGCATTTCTTCAATGCAGTTATTCATTTCTGATATTTTCATAATCTCGCCCCCTCAACAATTTATTTTTATACCATCTGTTAATATCGCAGTCTTATCCTCATTCAGAATTGCATTTCCGTTTTCATCCGTTTTATGCCATCGTGCATCAACTTTAATCATTGGACTTTGCTTTGCATGAGCGATAAAATGCAACTCCATGTCCGTGCAGCTTACTTTTTTGCCGTCAATAAACACTTGTGCGGTTTTGCCATCGGATTTTATCATAATTTTTTCTTCTTCCGGCTCAAATGGTTTGCATTTATACATAGATTTCCAAGAATCTTCATACCACCTATCCATCTCTCCGATAACGGAATTTGCATAATATGTCGGCTTGCTCATAGTTTTTGTTCGGCTACATAAAACTTCTTGATAATTCTCGATAATAAACTCACATTCAGAACCGGTATATTTATAATCTTTATAAAACTGATAAAAAGATTTCAAATTTTTGATAAAATCAACTAGTGTTTTCATTTCCAATGCACCTTGAACCCTTTCTTTTTATACTCCCCTACGGCTTTTTTAAGGCTCATATCGTCCTCATACTTTTCATTCAGCATAATCACCACATTACCTTTTTCAATGCCGTATATGTTGCAATTTGCAAGTTTCTTAGCCGTTCCAAGAATAGCTTTTGCCTGCTTGCGGCTCATTTCATAGGTTTTGGTTCCCATATTAACTATCATTTCTCATAAACTCCTCAAAATCTTCCATACATTTATAACACAAGTCGTATGTGGTATTAAAAACGCCGTTTCTTGTAACCGAATTTTCGCAAAGTATTCCTTTTTTAATTTCCGCACCACAACGATCACAAGTGCGCCATTCTTTTTGATGTTTCATATGAACCACCCTCACTTATCACATTCGATTCCCGGAATGAATGTTCTTTTACCTATACAAGCATCTTCAAAAGTCGTAGTTTCTATTGAACATCCGCAACTAACCGGGTCTAATGGACAATTTTCATGATTAATACATGTGCATAAAATTTCTTTTTTCTGCTTCATCATTCCACCGACTTTCAAACTAACCCTAGCATACATAAAATATCAAGTCCTGATATTCTCTCCGCACCCTCTCTTGTGTGCATAAGAATATCTTTAAGTTTTTCATTTTCTGCATCGCTGTATTTATTTCTATCATACGCTTCCGAAAAACAATAATATTTGCAATATCCATAGCCTGTACCAAGCATGTTTCCGTGAATGCTCTTTCCGACAATATCGTAATATTTTGGTACTTTTAAAACGTTATGTTCTTCATCCATGGTACATTCCTTTTGCTCTGTTTCTAGTTTTGATTGAAGATATTTTAAAAAACTAATAATATCTTTTTCCGTTTTGGAAATATATAAAATAGTTTCTTTCATTCTTCCACCAACTTTCTACCGCACATAGGGCAAAAATTAATTTTTACGGCTCCTGCAACCTCTTTTCCATCGCTATTGTCGAAAATCATGTTATTTTCAGCTCCAAAAAGGACTAAATTTCCTTTACAATCAATGATTTTCTTTTTACCATCGCAAAATTCACACATATTATACCAACTTTCTACCGCACATAGGGCAATAATTGATTTTTATATATCCAAGACAACCGCTGTCTCCTGTGTCGATTAACACGCCAAATCCATTTTCGTCTTTGAAAATAAAATCTCCACCAGCGTATCTTTTTTCATAATATTCGTCATTATCCATTGCTATGTTTTTGCAAAAATCACACATATCACACCTCAATCATAGCAAAAATCGGAATCCTCGTGAGATTCCGTGTCTTTTGTTTGATATAAATATTCCACAATGTTTTCATCATCGAATAGCGGTACAGGGAATCGAACCCTGTCAGCCAAAACCATGCCAACCGCTTTCAAATCTGCAATTTCTAATCACGGAGGGGTTTTCTGTTACCAATTATACCGCTACCATCCATAAGTCTCCCATCGACCGGAACTATTGCAGTAGCACCCGACTAAGTGGAGATAAGGAATTGATGTGGCGAGGATTTGAACCTCGCAGAAAAGATTTACTTTCTCATAATGTCCCTGAGAAATACTTTCTCTGTATTGCATTTTGCAATAGACATTTCATAGCGTTTACCCATTCCGCCACACATCAACGCCCTATTTAGGGCAAGCGCAGTGTGTAGGATTCGAACCTACAAGGCGAAAAACGCCCGACCGGATAGCAACCGGTTCCAATTCCATTATGGGAACACTGCAAAATTTTCTATATATCGTAAACGAACTTTCATCGTCCTATTTCCACGCTTTTTAAGTCGACAACGCTTCCATCACAAGAAAAACATCATTCATTACACCAAAACTCGTCAGCCTTGTCACATAAACAATATTTTACAACGCGTTGGGATTGCAGGAATCGAACCCGCGACAACCCGGATATAAGCCGTGTCTTCTACCACTGAATTAAATCCCAATACAATGATCGGTACGAGATTTGAACTCGTGTTACCACCGTGAAAGGGTGGTGTCTTACCGCTCGACTAACCGATCATAACCGCCACGAGACGGTTAGCAATATGTTTTACGTGCTATGCGTTACACGATCATGCGCCGTGGGATAGACGCATGATAGAATACCACCGGACGGTCTCGCACCGTCCTTAACAGAATCGTCCTAGTGGCGAAAGGAGGAACCCAAATGCTTGAATCACTCAACCAAGGGTTCAAGTACATATGAAAAACATACGTGGCTACATGAAACGTCAGCATGTAACCAATTAGGCTACCGGGATTCGAACCCGGAATGCAGGAATCAAAATCCTGTGCATTACCGCTTGGAGATAGCCCATCATTTCCAAATGGTCATAACATTCATTGCAAATATCGCGTATGAAAGCAAATACCCTCTTACGTTTGAATTGTCTTTTTGTTTTACCTGTCCTCCCATAAGTCCAAGTATTACGAGTACATCTGTCGCTGTTGCGATTATCTTTAAAATCATATCAATATCCCTCATCCTCAAAGCCGTGTTCCTGTTTGAATCGTTCCATTTCATTTACGCTCATGCCAAAAAGCCCAGCAGATTCATCAGAATTCGTATGTTTGAAGTATTCGCCCTGTTGTGGAAACATGAACCGGAACATAGCATAATTCGCAACGTCACACAGGTATTCAAGATTCCCGGTCTCTTCAAACTTGGCAAGGCACATTTTCAAACTTTCGATTGCATCCACATTCTCGTTTGCAAAATTCATTCTTGCCGGTCCGTATTTGTAATACGACTGTTCAATCAATCCTTTGCGTTTTTCATCAAAGGTTTCGGAATACTCAGTTTTCATCAACTCATTGCTGCAGCTTGCCATTAAACATCACCTTCCGCTCTGTGGTTTGCTCTTTCAATGTCAAACCCTTCCGGATAACGTGCCTTAAGTTTGTCTACATTCATCTGCATGATCTCATCAAGGCTCCAGCCGAAGGATTCACAAAGCATTGCCAGATACCAACAAATATCGCCAGCTTCTTTCTTTGCGTGGTCAATATCAAGCTGTTTCTCATGGAAAATCCACTTTTTAATCATGTCGTTGAACTCTCCAACCTCGCCGGATAACCCCAAACAAGAATTGAAGATGCCGCCAAGGTCATAATCTTGCAACGCAGATGCGATATTGTTCTTTTTGCAAAATTTAAGCAAATCAAGTTTATCCGAAATTCTTTCTGTCGCCTTGCGATCATTTGTCCGCATGGCTAATGACTGATACTCATTTCCGGTCATATATCATTCTCCTGTCCGAAACACTCTTTTTGTTTTTAAAAATTTTTTGGAAATTTAGTTGCGATTCGCAACGTGAAAGTGAATTGTTATAAATTTATTATAGCCTATTTACGGTGAAAGTCAATGGGTGTTGTAAGTGGCTTTTTATTTTTTGTAGGAATTTAAGGGACTTAGTAGCCGCTCGGTGGCCTTTCTGTCAGACCCCCTCCCCATCCTTTTTCTGCAAACATGGAAATATAAAATATTTTCCGTTTCGTTCTGTTGTCATTGTGTGAAAATCAAATTGTTTTAATACAATTCATGTCTTACCCTTGCAACTATTCGCAAAACCTAACTTTTCCGAATAGTTCACGAACAGTTGAAACGCTACAACCCTTGATATTACTGCATTTGTGAATTGTAGAATAATCGTGCACAATTCAAACCGTATTATTTGCCACTGCATCCGTGAATTGTGTGTCAATTGCGTGCAATTCTTGGCTCTTTTTCTCGTCCAGCCTCGGCAGCTCCTGCGCTGTGATTGCCCTTCTTTGGGTGGCATTATCGCCAATGCCGGGCTGATTCATGCCGAACTCGTTATTTCCCACGAACATAGTACCCACTGGGCTGTTGGAGTCGTACGCACGATCAAGGATGCAATCCTTGCGTGATCGCTGCAATTTTTGCCAAATCTTAAAAGCCAACGAACTTGATTCCTCGTCTTTCCATAGGTCAAATGTTGTAGTAGGTATATTACAAAAATAACTGAATGCTACTGTACTTACCAGCTTACTGTAGACATTGGAGATATATATATAATAATCACATAGCTTATATAATACTTCCCTGTCATACCTGTTACAGTTAGTCGGTATAGTTGCATTACCAAGAGGTTTCAAAGTCTTGTCTTTTAATACCGATGTATCCGGAAATAAATGCATACCAACATACTGCATTACAGCTTTCCACTGTCTCTGCCCAGCTTTCAGCAGATCGTCAATGTGAAATTCTATACAAGCATTGTCTATTAAATCTTGTACAGTTGATGTGTATATCTGTACTGTACCCAGATCAACTATAAGCCTTGTAATATCTACGTTCTCTACATCCTGCATATATTCACACCTCCAATCCGTTTTATTTCTCTCTGCTTTTGGTATACACTATTTCCGGGTTTAAAGTCAAGCCTTATTTTTTTACGGTGATATTATATACTTACGCCGCGCGCGTATGCGGATATAACTTAAATATAAACCTATAGACTTTAGATACAGTATATTATTATTAATTTAAAAGATTAAGAAAAAGATAGAGAAAGAGAAACATAGTTCTGAAAAAGCGACGTCAGACGATTGTGTCGTGTTATGTCAGACGATTTTTTGCAAAAACTGATACTATTCTATCATTTTGGAACTTGTCAAAGGCCTAATGAACCTAGCCTTGTTTATAAAAATTTAAGAAAAGTTTTATAGTTTGTTTACAGTTTTTCGGAGATTTTGTAAGATATGCCCGGAAGCGTTGTTGATTTTGGATATGGTAAAAAGAAAAAGACAGCCGGAAAAGCTGCCCTTGTTTGAAAATATCTACTTGCATTTTGTCCGATCTGATGATAGACTATGAATATGTTGCACGGCATGGATGCATGCCGTTGTGGTTCCAACAGCAATTCCGGCGGACAGGGATTGAAACAATTATATTCTCAGTGACAGAAAAAGAGTGGGTTAGATTTTAATCTTTCCCACTCGATTTCTTTTAATGTTTGCCGATCGTCTGTATGATACAGCCAAAATCTCCGGCGCGATATATATTTATCTCCTGTGCATTAATCCGGTATGTCAATTCGTCGTCATCATAAATTTTGAGCCAGTGCTTAAAATCAGCAACTTTTTTATAATGCGCGCCTATCTCCGCGTCCTCGTCAACGACGTATGCCATATAACTTCCGTCTTCGCCAAAATCAAGAGTGCTTGTTTTCAACCCGTTTTCGTCGCATCCAACAAGTATTAATGCCGCAATATCGCTTGCCCCTATAAACCTTTTCTCGTACTCTTTGTAGTTCTTCATTTTATGTTTTCCTCTCTTTCTTGTCTGGTTAATATAAATGTTGTTAAAATATTTTCTTGACTTTTGAATTATTACATGTTATTCTAAATCACGTAAGTTTTGGAAGATTAGGTTTAGTACCTTCAAATTTACGTGACTGTTGCCGGTGGATAATCCACCGGCATTTTTAAAACTTGTATTTGCCGGTTTCATCAAAATCAGATTCCTCAATTTCAACAATCTGATTTTCGGTTTCGCGCATAAATTTTTGATAATACGCTTCTCCGTTCCGGGAAAGTATTAATTCATACAGTTCCCTGTCAGATAATTTCTTTCCATCCAGAAAATCATCTACTTTTTCGTAATCAAGTTCGCCACTCTCGTCTTTAAAACCGGCATCATCAAATGATTTCCCGTATTTTTCCAAGAGTGCCGTATCATAAAGGGGGAAATCTGGATCGCTAATTATTCCTCTTCCGTCCAGCGCATCGAAAAGCTCCTTGAAACTTTCCGCTTCCTGCTCATATTCCACGAGTCCATTCACACTTGTTGCCTCCCATATAATCATATTCCGTTCTCCTTCCCTTATTTGCAAGTTACGTCAACCCAACAGTGCCATTGACCGCACGGCAATTTGTCTTGCCAATCCGAAAAATTTTGGTTGTGCGGGCAGTCGGAGCACTTTCTGGAATTTTCCGGATTGCAATCAAAATCTTTGACTGCTTCGTTCTCTGCAACGTCCGGCTGGCTCAACCGTTCTGCGGTTACCCAACCCAACCCTGCATAAAAATACAAGGTAATTCCGTTCTCCTTCTTACTCTTCAAATTTTCTAATTTTAACATATGCCGTTCCCCTTTCTTGGCTTTCGCCTTTGCTCTATTTCTTGATCTGATTACATTATATATAGTTAGTGCTTAATTGTCAATACTTAATTAGTGCTTAATTTATTATTTTTTCATTCTATCCATTTTATCGAGTTCCGCAAGAATCAATTCTCTAGCAAATGCGCTTGTTTTTAATCCGTATGAGTTGATTCTTTCTATTGTTCCAAGTGGCAATATAATGTTTATTCTGTCTTTGTTGCTCATGCATTTCTTTACTGCTTGTCTGTTCTTTTCTGCTTTTGTGTTTTCGTCCATCTTTCTACACCTCCGTATTTTTTCTTACATTATATATAGTTAGTGCTTAATTGTCAATACTTAATTAGTGCTTAATAATAATGCACAATTTCTAATATAATATTAGTGCTTAATTTTGTATGTTTTGTCAATATACATTAGTGCTTAATTTTTGTATAATACAAGTATCAAATGAAGCACAGAAAGAGAGGAAAACAACATGGAAAAGAAATACAGACTTGTAACGGAAACCGGACGAGTTCTTCTTGGCGGCGAGACGTACAATCACAACGCAGCCGAAAGATGGTTCGATGATTTCAACGGAATTTATGAGGATGACGAAACCGGATCAGAAGAAAGAATATATATTGAGGAGGTGTAGAACATGGCAGAATACTATATTACTTATAACGACTATTTCGGATTTTGTGTTGTCGAAAAAATCAACGGAAACGGCAAAATCGTATTTACCGGATCAATCGAGGATTGCAACCGGAAATGCATTGAATTAAATAGTCAGCAATAGCCGAAACGCTCCGATCTGGAGCGTCAGCCGCGGGATGGTCACCCGGCTCTGATGATGGCAGACCAGAAAGGGAAAATATGAAAACGTTAAAATTTGAAAACAACAAAATTTATAGCACTTCTACACTTTGTGAAAAAACTGATATTTTTGAAATCGTTGAGAAAATCCCTGTTCGCTTTTTTGTCTGGAATATCGGCGAAAACATGGGAACGCATGAATATATTCCGGTTTGCGAAGATTTACACCCGGAAGACAAAGACAATTACGAGATCAACACGGCAACACTTAAAGCCGTAAAAGTTACACCGGACGAATGGAAAAAACTTGATAAAGCGGCATCATGGGGAGTTGGAAATCTTAAGCAAGCAGAAAAAGCATTAAAAAGCAAGCGCCACGGCTACACGTCCGACAGAAAAAGAGCTGCTGCAGAACTTACAATTGAAATTTTCCGCAGAATTTGCGAATAGTCGAAACCGCCGCTTGGCGGTCTGCAGGAACTGCCCCACCTGCACCGATGAGACAGGGCGCACAATGAATGGAGGAAATAAACATGAAAAAGAAAATCTTAGCCATTGTATTAGCTGCAGTTACCCTTGTAAACCTTGCACCAGCAACAACGGAAGCAAAGGCCGCGCGCACCTACAAAGTGCGCGGAACCGTACGGAATTTTAGTTATACCTATACCTACGAGGACGGCGAAAGGCTGACTGGAAAAGGATTTGACATTTATACCGCAGATGGGAACATCTGGGAAATGTCCGACACGGACACAGACGCACACTTTAAAGACGGTCAGAAAGTTATTGTTAAGATCAGCGACAACGGAACGCCAAAGGATAAAACCGACGATCGTATTATATCGGTTAAAAAAGCAAAATAAAGCACTTAGGGCGGTACTCTTCCGCCTCTTTCCGCGTGCCTGGTGGCGTTGTGAGCCGGTCCGATTCCGGCGGCGTGGATTCCGTGAGAACTGGTTCTCACGCGCACATTGACAAATAAACACGATATAAGGAGGTATAAGTGTATGACCTACGATATTAAAGCCGATCACAACGGGCAAGCCGTGCGCCGGGTGGCGTATGGGGATATGCAAGCATGGTTAATTATAAACCAATTAACGCGCGACGGATGCAGAGATATATGCATGAGTGAGCGCGGAACGTCTGGAGGCATGAAAGATGGGAAAATATGAGTATATCGGAAAAAGAGAAATAATGCGCCGGGTGTCTGCTCTTGGCTATCCGGAAATATCTGGCAAAACGTGTGGCTACTCGAAATTCGAGGGCGTGGAATGGGTGGAGTCTGCAAAAATCAAAATAACCGCCCAGCGTGGCGGTGACTGGATGCAGATCACGCAAAGACCGGAAAACATAACACACACTTACAGCCGGTACGACGGGAAAAACTATCTTGACAAGTGGTAAAATGCGGTCTATGCTAGACTATAACTACAGCCGGGCAAGCGTCTTCTGGCGTTTGCCTGTGATCGGCAATATCATCAAATATCATAAATGAATTATCTATATATAGCATAATATATGGTGTATTTGTGTTATTTGCGGAATGTCGCAGATAATTGCACGTTTGTTACACGTTTTTGAGAATCCGTGAAAATGGAATCTCGACCCTAAAACGCTACCCCAGGGGGGTACAAAAAAATTACGAAATATTTTTGGGGGCGCGGGAAAAATTTTCTTTCGTGAAAATCAAAGACCGCGCCGCATAGTCACTTTTACTCAACTCTTCTATCAGCTTTTCCCTAGTCATTTCCGGATTCGTCCGGTGCACGTACTGTAAGAGTTCTGAAATTTTATCCATTATGCAACCTCCATAAGTTCAATCAATAGTCTGTCTGCTATTTCAAACACTTCTCTTCCGTATGTAGCCAAAAAGTCTGCTACAATTTCCTCTGTATCAATATCCATGTATACATTATACGAAAGACAGAACGCATGGCATAATTCGTGGCACAACACACGGTCAAGGAACCTTCCGCGCAAATCATCCGCAAGATATATCGTTTTCGTGTCCCTGTCGGTCATTCCTACCGTCCTGCTTCCATCACTTCTCTGTAGCATATCGCTGTAACGCGATACTTTGACCAAATTCCATATTTCATTGTTTATCGTGAACAATTTACCACCTCGCAAACAAAGAGGGCAAAATGCCCTCTCTATTACATTTTCGTGACAAGCGTAGTCAGCTTTGTCTTGGTCAACTGTTTCTCTTCTGGGGACATACCGGAAAACAGTTCGGTCACATCTTCCGAAAGAGATTTCATGTACTTTTCAAGTTCTTTCATCTTTGCGTCCTTATCTTCCGGTGAATTTCCGTTATGCATTTCCTTTGTTTCCATGTAGCTTCTCCGGCTCATACCGGCTCTGCCCTCTCTTGCATCGTGAGTACCGGTACTCATGCCGTTATTTCCGCTCATAGGCTCTGAATAATACATCTTTCCCATACTCATTCTGTCAAGGTCTCTCATTCGGTCGTATTCCGGCATATTTTCCCATTCGTGGTAATCTTCCGGCATCTGATGGTAATATGGTGGTTCTACATATCCTCTGCGTGTTCCACGCCCTTTCGGTGCGAATCTTCCATTTGAGTACCGGTACTCATTGTAGTATCTTCTTCCCGGATAATCCCCAAATTCTTCCGCCATGCGCATGATTTCTTCATCTTCAGACTTTTTCATGGCCTCAACAATGTTATAGTCTTTGTCAAAGCATACGATGTTCTTTGCAATCTCCGTCCAATCCTTGAGATCATCAAGGTTTTGACCTTCAAAATTCTCAATTCCAATGCCGTCAACGTGGGCTTTCACGCAATCCATAATCTGTTTCGCAAATTTATGCATAATATCAAGCCTCCCTTACTGCAATCAAATTACTGTTCTGCACCTCGATAGCCTGCGTGGACGTATTCTGCACGGCTACGGTACTGCAACAACCGCAAGGTACATCAACATATGCCTGTGCTGATACATTAAAGAAATTCTCAACTGCCGCAGGCGTTACGATCATCTTTGTTGACTGCAAAGGCTCTCCATCAACCGCGATTGCAAGTGAAATCTCTCCAACTGTGCCGCCTGTCGGAATCTGAATGTTTCCAGAATACGATACCAAAAATCTAGCTTTGCACTGATTGGTGATACCTCTTAACTTAACAATTCCGCTTCCCTGTCTGTGTACGATACATTTTGTTCCGTTCACTGCTGTTTCTGTGAATGCCACATCTTCTCCGGCAGCAACGGTTTGTAATGCAATTCCTGTTACTTCCATTATTTTTACCTCTCTTTCATAAGAATAAGGGCAAACATTATAGTCTGCCCTTTGATTATAAGTAATACTGCATAGCAGACATGATTGAGTTAAACTCAATTAAGATACTCAATTATTTAGTTTTAGCAGTTACATCCTGTGTTGCATCCGCATCCATATGCATAAGCATTTGGGTTAGGTACAACATATGCCGGAATAGCAGACGGATTTACCGCATTGATAATCTGCTGTGTCTGAGCCGCCATCTGAGTTGTAAGCAGTGCGCTCTGACGATCCTGTGAAGCTGCTCTGCGAAGGTCGTTATTTTCTGCCTGTAAGCTAGAAATTTTCTCATTGCAGAGATAATCAAGAATAGCGCGTGTTCCTGCATTCTGACTGTCGATAATGTCTCTCGTGTTGCTGTTCATGGTGTTCTGCAGTGCGCAAGTGTTAGTTGCCATGTTGTAGTTTACGCCTTGGATAGCTTCTCTTGTTTCACAGCAACAGTTAGCAAGCTGTGACTGCAATGCATTTGTATTCTGCATGTTAGCGACTGTATCAGCATTGATAGCCTGCTGAATGCCGAATCCGGTCTGCAAAATGTTTGTGTTGATGCCATTCATGCCGGTTTGCACTGCATAGAATCCGTCGCAAATTCCGTTTGTAATTCCGTCAAGCTTTGACACAACCGCCTGATTATCAAATCCGCGCTGGATTTCACTTCCGACACCACCATTCATTCCGTTTCCTCCGAATCCGTTACCGAATCCACCCCATCCGAAGATAGCGAAGATAACGATAATGAACCATAACCATGAGCCTTCTGCGCCCCATCCGTTGTTATTTCCGTTTCCGTCAATGTTCGCGACAAGCGGAACGGATGCACAATTACCTGTGTTAAACATAGAATTTACCTCCATAATTCATTTTTATATACATAATCTTGCAAGAATTAGTATCACATTCCTAATTGGCTTTTAAACGACTCAAAAGCCTTATCTGCGTCAATTCCCTTTTCTTTGCACAAATTCCTAGCCATTTGCTCAATGCCCTTGGAATCTCCCTTCTGTGCCATCTGCATAGCATTTCTAGCCATAGGGTTGCTCATTACGTTGTTATTCCCCATCATTTGTTGTAAAAACTGCTGTGGGTTTCTCATTCCCTGTAACATCTGCATAGGATTCATTAAGACTCACTCTCCTTTTGTGTTCGTGAAGATTTTCTTTGCGTTTGTGAAGATAACTTATCTTCCAACTCTTCCATCTTTCCAAACAAGCAATCCAACTTGTCAGTAATAGCCTTTGTCGCATCATCAGATAGCCCTATTTCAATTCTTTTATCATCGCTTGAAGAATCTGCCATCTGCTCATTAAAAGGCTTGTAAACGGTTTTTCTGATTGTTCCGTTGGCATCCCATTGTTTTGCTACGATTGCGCTCATGTCCTGCATTGGGAAAAACGCAACGCTTCCATCCATAGGCACATCATTTGCCATGATTGCCGATTCCGACTGCACTACTTTTCCTTGGATTCCAAGAAACTGCGGTTGCATCTGCGGAATCTGTGGCTCTGGCTGTTGAAACCTCTGCATTGGGTTATACTGATATGCGGCATAGCTTGGGTTTGGGTTAAATGCCATATTCTGATTTTGCATCTGATACATTCTCTTCCTCCAATACTTCCTTGATTGCGTGAATCATTGCTGACTGATACACAAGCGGAACCTTTGACACATCTTCTCTTGTTAATATTTTTTCAAGAATTTCATCTGTAAATAACATTCCGCATCCCTCCTATGCTTATATTTTTGCATAAAAAAATACGGTTCTTCCGCAAAAAATAAGCAGAAAAACCGCATAAAAAAAGAACGCCCAAAGCGTTCCAAGTCTACCATTTTCAGAAAAGAATCTAAAGCACTTGCGCAGACTCCTTTCTTTTGTATTCAGTTTTTGAGTACCATTTTGAGTACCAATTTTTTTAAGAAGCCGCAAACACAGTGTTTATGCGACTTTTAAAACAGTCCGTACGGGAATCGAACCCTAGAGTGATTGCCTTGAAATGGCTTAAAATAGCCATTCTTTCAATTTTTCTTTGAGTACCTTTGAGTACTAGGGACTTATAATGCTTCAATTAAGCCAAGTTCCTGTCTCTTTTCCTCAATTCCGGTACGATCAAAATAATAATGATCTTTTGTGCAACTAATGTCTGTATGCCCCATGGTATCAAGGATTGTGGACTCTTTCACTTTTCCGTCAAGCAAGATACTTCCATATGTCTTTCGGATTTTGTGCGGAGATTTCACTTTCATTCGCAGTTCATGTTCACAGATATACCGCAAACGTTCACGAAAGTTATAGGACTTCAACCGTTCTCCGTCTCTCTCGAATAGATATTCCCCGAAGGGATTTCTCTTTCGTACTTCATCAAGAATCCATTTGTACTTATCCGGCAATATGGCAAATCGCAATCCGGCTTCTGATTTCGGAAAATCTTTGACCTCATAGTGAAAACCATCATCATCCCGGTAACGTGTTTCTGTAGAATTGATTGCAACCGTGTAGTTTTCAACATCTTTCCGCTTTAATGCCGACAATTCCCCGACACGAACTCCTGTCTTAAACATGAATAACAATCCAAGGTTGACAATATCCAAGTGATTTCTTAAGTACATCTCCATGCGTTCCTTTTCATCCGGCATATATACTTGATCTTTTGCCTGTCGGACTACGTGCTTAAACGCTTTTGGCGATATATCCATGTCTTTCAGCGTGTATGTAATGGAAAACTTGACATACTTCTTCCGCTTGGCATATTTAAAGATTCCATAGATCAGTGTCCGGAAATTTGAGAATGCCTTGGAAGTCATATTGAAATCATGGATGCTATTTCGTATGAACGTTTCAAGTTCGCATTCGTCTATCCCTTTGATTCTCTTATCCTTGATACCGTCAAAGTATCTTTGAAAGTCCATTAAGTATCTGTCATAGGTTGCCCTGCTAATTTCTTCAAGTTCTAGCTTTTGTGAAATCCAACGGTTGAAGATTTCCTCTATCGAGGGGTCATCCTCTCTCTCTTTCCAATAATCAATGATTTTCTGCTCGACCGCTTCTCTACGCTTTGCCTTGATTTTACGTCTGCCTTTTACTTCATCCGGCAGATATGAGTACCAGTTCTCATCCTTTCCTTGATAGATTTTATAGGGATTTTTGTTGAGTAATTTTTCTCTCTTTTGCATAGTGACTTGTTTCTGCACAAGTGCTATGTCGAGAATACCACTATCAACGGCATATTTCAACAGTTCTTTTTCATCCAATCAAATACCCCCGTTCTCTCTATTTTATCTTTTATATCTCTCACTCTGTACTCTATCGTTCTTAGTGATAGATTTTCTTTTGTGGATATTTGCTTTTGTGAAAAACCACGGCAGAGAAGAGAGAAAATCCTCTCCTCTTCTTCCGTGAAATTGGCATTTTCTTTAATGTATTCAAGTTCTGGCTTAATGAATTTTGTAAATTTCATAAGCCATTTCTCCTGTTAAATATAATCACTTAATCTCATTTGTGCCATTTCGGTATCTAACCTCTGTTTTGACACCTTGTAATAGTATTCGTCAAGCTCAAACCCGACAAATTTATGATTAGTGTTATAGCAAGCTATCAAGCTACTCGCACTGCCTACATGAGTATCAAGTATAATGTCATTAGGCTTTGCATATCTGCTTAATAACCATTCATATAGTGCAATGAGCTTCTGCGTTGGATGTATGCGATTTTCTTTACGCTTCATGTTTTGCTGAAGCATTCCAGCCCACCTATATTTAATTTGCCTTACTGCAGTACTGAACGAAGTCCATGCAAGCTCACAATCAGCAAAATCGTTATCTCCATTATCTTTATCCCAAACAATCCAACAACTACTATCAAACGGCATTTTGCTGATAAAATGATTTGCGCCCCATATAATTTGATTTTTTGAAACTCTAAAAAGTTCATCAAAGTATTTTTCGCTTGGTGGCTTTAAATCCATTCCACTAAAAGCCTTATAATTCTTTGCTCTCGCTAGTTTACCTCTTGTATGGTTTTTATCCCCATTTTCTCCAATTCCATAAGGTGGGTCTACAATCGCAAGGTCAAAATACTTGTCAGGAAATTCTTTCATTCCTTGCATACAATCCATGTTGTAATATCCAAAATCTAACATTTTCTCTTACCAAAAGGAAACCTCGGTTTTATGTCGCGACAACCTATTCCTTTCTTTGATTTTTAGTTAGTTATCTTCTTTTCTCTTAAAATCCTCGCAAGGCACATCAAGCAAGCAACCTACACAGTTAATGGCAATAAGCCCATCATTGTTCTTATAACTGTAAGAATTTTTGCAAACATTACAAAAATCTTTTCCAACATTTGCCTTGCAACTTGTCTTTTTATCTTCAAGCTTTTTCCCGATACTCTCGTTTATCCTTTTGAGTTCCTCGACCTTTTTCTGCGATTCCTCAAAATCTTCAATGAGTTTATTGTATTTCTTCTTGCTTAAAATCTTCATTCTGTATCACCCTTTCTTTTTCTTCTTAGACTTAAACTTAAAAACATCATTTTTCTGACGGCTTACCATGCTACGATAGCCGTTCATTTTACTAGCTCTGCTTTTACTCATGCCTCACACTCCTTTCGGTTTTTCACACCGCTCAAACTCGATAATCCACACCCACGGATTCGCATCCCAACCGTAGCAGTTTATGTCGGACTTCTTGACGGTGCTGTTCCAAAGGTTTTTCCATTCTTTCAATGCGATTTCCATATCTCCGACATGAACTGCCATAGAAGAAATTCCTTCATTGCGAATACCCTCCGCATTAATCTCCTGCAACCGCTCCACTCGTACGTCGGTAACGCGAAGCCAGATTCGCGCCGCCTCTTTTGGCATATGGATGGATGGGTGCCACGTATCCACCGATGGATATTCATTGTCGGCACACGATGCACGGTATATGTAACATCCATGTTCCTTTTTCTCACCATTGTATTTTTGCTCTTGTTCGTGCCCGCATCCGGTCTCTTCAACATCCAGACCGCAATCCCAACACGGACACCACGCCCAGGTCTCACGGATGTAGATGATATCCCCAAGCTGATACGGTGGATTACATAGTTTGCTTATAATCTGTTTATCTTCTACCTCTGGATGTGCCTTATGATATGGACTGTTGAGAACTGATTCAACATCATGTTTAACCAACCGTCTGGTACAACTTTTCCGTCCGTCCAGAATTGCCCGAACCATCTCGGTGTTAAATAAAATTGGTTTAATCGCCATCTGTTTCACCACCTTCCCATCATGTCCGGTGAATTCCACCATGATTTTTCAACTTCTAACTTTTCAACTTTCGCTTTAAGTTGTTTATTTTCCGCTTTCAGGTCTTTGTTTTCCGTCAAAATCTTTTGCAATTCGCAAGTATTTTTGTACTCACATTTTTCGTCAGCAGAATACTCCGTGCACATTTCACATAATTTTTTGCTTGTCACTCTACTCCACCGCCTTTCACAATCTCGATTGCTTTATGTACGCATTCTTCTATGCACTTTTCATATGGAGTGTTTTTATAATAGTGTGTTTCTTCATTTCCATAGTCTTCCAACTGCTCCACAACCTTGTCCGGATCGTAGGCAGTCGGCTGTGCATCTATCACGCTTGCCAATGTTGCCAAACTCACTCTCCTAAAATCATCATCAGATTTACTCGCACGCATGCAATATTCTTTTAGTGCGTCTGCATCAATCAGTCCCATCGTTTTTATCTCCTCTTTTCAAATAATCAAAAATCTCATGTCCAATCATCCCTACAACTGACAGAATGCAAAAAAGATTAACTCCAAATTCTGTTAGAATATCTAACCTAACGGCTATAAGTATTAGTAGAAAGAAATTTATGTACGATTGAAACATCATTCTTCATCACTCCAATCAAACCTGCAACCGCACTTGCTACAGTAATTTGGCGCATTGTTGTTATTCATTATTCCTATATCGTGACTTACTTTGATTGTGTTTCCGCATTCACAATGGAATACAGAAAGAGTATCACTTAGGTTATGGTTAAATATAGGTTTCTTGGTATGTTTGCTATCGCATCTGCAACAAGGCTCATTATTTCTTGAATTGCTGTTGTTCTGGCAGTTACAAGAAATCTTTTCCTCGCTATCATCAAATGCCTTTAAAAACATTTCAGCAATTTCTTTCTCGTATCTGCCACACATACCTTTGCAATCAATATCCGCAATAACCCTCGAAAAGAAATCTTTGAATTTGTCAGCAATATAATCTCCTTCGAAATCTTTAGGTATGTCAATTACTACTTTCATCTTCTCCACCTCTCAATTCTTTCAGTTTTGCTTCGGCTTCGGATTTTGTGAGGAATACTGTTTTGCCAAATTCCATTACATCAATTTGACCAGATAAAGTCCTGTCATTTGATTCATAATCGCAAAACAGTGTAGTTTCTCCATCTTTAAAACAATCCAAATGGAAGTCCTTAACTGTAAACTTGTCTACATCTTTTCCAAATCCTGCAAAATCAAGGAAAATTTTATCTCCAACCTTACAAGGCAACTTGATAAGTCTGCCCTGTTCCTCTAAGTCCTCATATTCTTTGAGTTTTCTTAAATATTCAGCAACCTGTTTATGCTCCCAATATTCTTTTATCCCATTACCCATAACTGCTGTTTCAAGATACTTAACATCACAAGCTTTTTCGTACATTCCTGTTTTTCTTCCGCAATGCTCGATTATCTCATCAATTGTTAATCTCTCCATGTCTATTCCTCGCTTTCTGCCAGCTTGGCATATTTCCACGGAATAGTCTCTTCATCATCCTCGCTCCAAGACGTTGCCCCACCGCGCCATGCAAACACCGTTCCGTTTTCGATTTTTGCAAAATGTCTTCTAGTCCATTCGCATTTTTCATGATCTCTTACCAAAATCGGCGTATCGACTGCAACCTTGCTCCAATCAACAGGTGGCTCAACATATTCCGAATTAAGCCATTCTCGGAAATTATACGTACTACCTTTGCACGAATCTGATTCATAAAAATCACACTCTTCACATTTAATTTCTTCGCAAATTGCAGGCTTTCCATTTTTTAATCCAAACATAGCTGTGTTTGTCGCAAGTTCTATAATCTCATTTCCGTATTCTTCTTTATTCGTCATATTAAACCTCCAAATCACATACAAACTTAATCTCATCCGCCAAACTCTGCGCTATCATCGGAACCGTCAACTGAAACTGCTTGTAATTAGCTAACGTATCAATGTAGTCGATGAATTTGTCCGTGAAATACTGCAACTGTTTCGCTGTTATCTTAAATTCCTTTTTCAGAATCGTAAGTGTCAGTGCAAAATAATTAAACAACGATGCACTGGAAAGCCTGTATGCTTCACGCTCGATGCAGAAACCTTTCTTTGCATACATGTTCATTAACTGTCTCTGTGGAATTTTTCCGGCTTCTTCTTTGATGTCGATTCCATATTTACTTTTCAGATAAACAGACAAGTCCTTTCCGGTATTTCCACCGGATGCTGCTTCATCTAAGTAAGATTTCAAAAAATCCTGTAACCGGATGATTCTTGTCTGTCCGAAACCGAATTTGTCATGCAGAATTATGTACCCAATCACGACAAAATCTTTGTACGATTTCGCTATAACCTTATCCGCATTTCGCTTTTCAAAATCATTTCTCCCGATAATACGCATTTCCTGTTTTGTGTAAAATGTTGGCTTTTTATTCCGTCTCAAAGCATTGCTCATTTCTTTGATTTCTCCTTTCTGTATGTGATTTCCAACCATGCAAAATGACTCAATACAAGCTGTCTTGCACGCTCTTCAATCTCCATTCCTTTGTATTTGTTTATCAATGATTCTCCGGCTTTTACAACTTCATCCCACCAAGAATCAGTGCTGTCCGGTGAATAGTATTTCTGAATGAATTGCCAATAATCCATAAATACTTGCCATTCTTCCGAACCCTTTTCGATCTTTGCACTTGCCATAGCCACTACCTCTAAAACGGACAATCGCCATTGTATGGCTTGAATCCGTCCCCACGTTCTTTCTTTTTGATTTCCGCAACAACATCATCAAGCGGTTTTTCGATTTCAACAAACTTCATGTGATCTCCATCAAACTCCATTGCTTCACGCATTGTCATTCCCTGCCTGTTCTTCTCGATTTTTACACCCTTGGCTCCCTTGTCATTGTCTGACAGATTCCACAGCATAATTATGTTTGACGCATCCTGTTCGATTGCCCCGGATTCCCTCAACTCTGCCATGGTAGGTTCTTTTGTGTCTCTGCTTTCGGAAGCTCTTGTTATCTGTGAAAGTGCTATTACATGTGTATTTAAGTCTCTTGCAACCGATTTTAAACCTCTTGAAATTGATGCTACTTCTTCATTTCTTCCGGAATATCTGTTATCCGGCATAAGCAATTGCAGATAGTCAACAACGATAACGTCAAAGTTTTGGTGCCTGCATTCTGACTTTATTTCCCTCGGAGATACAGTCCCGGATGCAATCCATAATTGATAATCACTCATTTCTTCATTTGCTTGGTTAAATTTTTCCTGTTCATCGCCAAGAAACGCTTTTGCTCTTCTGATTCTCGTTAAGCCGATTTCCGCAAGTCTTGAAATAAATCGTTCATATACCTGTTTATCGCTCATCTCCAAATTGAAATATGCGACTTTAAGTCCTTTCTTTGCCATATTGCCAATAATCTGCGTTGTGAGTGCGGATTTTCCGACTGCCGGTCTTGCAGCAATTACTGTTACATCACCGCGTTCAAGGTCTCCAAGCGCATCATCAAGTTGCGATAACCCGATTTTTATACCGCCCTCTCCGACACTTTCGTTGAAATATTTGTCTTTATTCTCAACTGAAATCTGCTTAATTGGCTTTAGTTTTACTTCTTTTCCCTCTTGCAAATGTTCAAGCCTTGTAAGAAGATCACTGATTGTATCATCAATGTCACATGGTTTTAAGCTGGATTTCTGATACATGTCACGAACCGTTCTTACTTTGTATTCTTTCGCAACCGCATCGGCATAACTTTTGACCATAGTTGAAGTGATTGTTCCGGTAATACAGGATTTCATCAATTCGCTAATCTGCTCTTGTGCGTATTTGTGGCTTTCAAGTGCCATTGACAAGGACATAGGATCTATACTTTCATTCCGGTCATACATAGCAAGCATTTCTTTGTATGTATCCTGTGCAAATTCCGAACTAAACATTTCCGGTTTCAGTGTTCGCCAGATGTTATTTAGCACATCATTGTCAATCAATACGCACCCGATCACTCCGAACTCTGCTTCTGTCAACTGCAATCACCTCGTTTCTCCGCGATCTGCAACCAATAGTCACAATCATTTTTCAGCCAATCAACATATTTTGGAATGTATCGAAAATCCGTATCGTCTGGATTCTTTTCTTGATAGTCACTCAAATATGCCTCTGTGGCTTTGTATAACAGCCGTGCAATGTCCGGTTGGTTCTCTTCGATAACTTCTAGCACCTTATCCATCCAAGCTGTTTTAGAGGTACTGTACGCTGTTTTCTTGGGGTATATACTAAAAGTCTTTTTCCATGCATCGTCAAAATCAAACAACTCTCCGGAATCGGTCGACAGCGAATTTTCTTTTATATTTTCTTTCTCTTTATCTTCTTCTTTTTCTTCTTCTTTATCTGAAACAGCGACGTCAGACGATTTATCGGGCGATTTTTGCTCAATTAGGTTCTTCTGTTTCTTTCTCCGGTTCTGCTGATATAGCCTGTCACGTTCCTTTTTCTTCTCATAAGCGTCAAGTGTTTGGTGCTTGTTCCAATTCGGAATCGTTATCACGTTGTCAACAACTTCAATCATTCCAAACTCTTCAAAGGTCTTAAGCGCAAGCCTTACCGTGTTCAAATCTCTGCGAAAAATGGTGGCAAGCATTTCATCCGTGAACGGTAATTTGTTGCTCATCATAAACACACCGTTGTTATTCTGTTTTCCGGCAAGAATGAGAAGTTTGAACCAAATCGTAATGATGCTATCCGCACTCGGCATACTCTCAATCAGCAGAATCTTTTCATCATCAAAAACATCTGTTGTGATTTTAATCCACTTGACTTCTGCCATTTAATCACTCTCCTCATATGTATCTTCAGAAATCAAAGCCATAAACTTCTCATACTGTTTTTCAGAAACTTTGTTTCCCTGTTTCTCCGGCTTCAAGCGGATTTCAAGGTGCTTTTCAGCGATATGCGATAATTCCTTGGCAAGACTCTTTTTGCCTTGTTTAATGCCGTCATAATAGCCTTTTGCCGGACGGTAATCATCAATCTTAGCTTTACCCTCCCCCTGTGAACCGCTTGTCTTATTCCGAAGCTGATAGCCCCTGTCCGCGTAATGCTTAATAAAATACTGCTCACGCTCATCAAGTTTATCTATCGGACAGTGTACTGATGTTGCATTCCATCCATATGGATTATCCTCTGAATAAAGTCCATGAGACTTCAAGCTAAGATCTATGTGCTGATACCCTGAAAGGTGTTGCGACAATCTGGTTAAAATACGCTTAGCCTGTCCCACATATGCATATCTAAACCCATTTTCGTCCTGTCTCGTCAAAATATAAATTCCACTTGATTCATCAAGTCTCGGATTCAATGCAAGCCATTTCTGCTTGTTTTTAGCTTCGATGGCTTTTGCCTGTCTAAATTTCTTATAATCCATCCAATCACTTCCTCTCCAATGGCTTCATGCTCATTTGAGCCACAAACTTTCCGTAACTCATTCCGGAAGCGCGTGCCATATGATTCACAGCCTTGATTGCATCATCCTTTTTCTTTGGCTTTCTCAATCGTTCTTTAATGTCAATGCCGATGCAGTCTTGGCAATCAACTTTGCGTTCACCTATCGTCATAAACAGCCTGCCACATTTCGGGCATATTCTTGTATACACAATTCTTCCAGCCTTTTTAAAATTCTTAAACTGTGCGTATCTTTTGGCACATTTTGGTCTACAGTATTTTTGATCTGTTCGCTTCGGCTCAAATTCAGCCATACAGTATTCACATATTTTCAATTTTTACCTCCAATCTTTTGTAAGGGCGGCGCGGTAAACGCACCGCCAAAACATGGCTTTCAATAAGCTTGTGATAACTATTATTCGCCAAACAAGATAGTTTCTTTTAGGCTTTCGCCAAGGTGTTTCAACCAATCAGAACGGACAGAGGTTCATATCAACCTCTAACCCTTTTTCTGCAACATAAACATTCGATCCATATTCAATTGTTTCTTTCGTTCGTTGTAGGAATAACGCGGGATCTCCGCTTGTGTCCGATAAGTGTATTAAAACGACATTCCGTAAAGCTGGGTTGTCGTTCGTCTGAATAAATTTAAGTGCCGTATCAAGGCTCATATGACCTCGTAAACGGTGTTCATAGTTCGGCTCATTCCGGTCTACCAAATCCATGCTATAATTGGCTTCAACCATGATATGCTCAACCTTTATGCCGGAAAAGTCATACTTGCAATATTCCAAGTCGGTCAAGAATAACAGTTTACCCATTTCCTCATGCTCGATTAAATAACCGTAGCACTCGATTTCTGTATCATGCGGTACATTGAAGGGTGTTACCGTAAAACTGCCGATTTGCCGTGCTCTGCGTGGTGGAATGGCTATTGTACGCTCTCCTGTAATGATTTCAAGTGCGGTCTGTGTCTCAAATGCCGTATAAACCGGAATGCCGGATTTCATGAAATCTTTTATGTATCGTGCATGGTCTCCATGTTCGTGGCTCACAATGCATCCGGAAACATTTGCTATTTTCCAATCAATCATTTTCTTAAAATCAAGAAATTTGCATCCGGCTTCAATGGCAAGGATTTCGCCACTGTCTGAAATCAAGGCGTATGAGTTTCCGGAACTGCTTGAACCCAAAACTCTAAGTTTCAATCTTTTGTCACCTCGCTTTCTCCATATCTCAAATAGCCGCTCCAGCCATTTGCTCCGCCGCAATTTTGCATACACCATTCATTAGAATCATTGATGTGTTCACATCGTCCACAATTCGGTACTTCATCGTCTGCGGTGTATCTTGTTAAATTATCCATACCCTACTCCAATTCTTCCTCTGTAGGAAAGTGAAATACTCCGCTCAAACCCATAGTGAGTTTTTCGTCAATATTTTCGTCAATTCCATCTGGCGGTGTCTGCCCCATCTTTACAAGGCTGTGACACATATAGGCATATCTCAATTCTTCCATGGCTTTCTTTGCTTTTTCTTCGGTGGAGTATTTAGCAATAACAATGTCACTGACAAGATCATCTATCCCTGTAAGGTTCTTGTTCAAAAAATAGATTTCTCCATTAAACCTCTGAATAACTACTTGCTCATACGGAATATCAAGTGCTCCGTCCTGTGATATAACTCTCATGGCAACCTCCCTAATCTTTCATAAAGTCCGGTACGTTCTCGTCATTCTCAACGACTTCTCCGGCTACTTTCTCCGGCTCAACTGCTGCACTTTCGGTTGAACAAGGTTCCGCCGTAACAAATGGCTCACTGTTGGCGTTCTCCGTAATATCACGCTTGACTTGCTCTTGCAAATCTTCCATCGGATATTCCTTGAAATCGCCATCCTCGATTTCTTCCTTGGTATAAAGTCCCATTGTCAGCTCCGGGCAATTAAGGCTAGAGAAAAATGATGCTGCTCTATAACGAAGCATTAACTGCGGCATTGTTTTCCACTTGCTGCCGTTCTTCTTCGTCCAACCTTCATCATCTGCCATCTGCATATTAACTTCCATGCCCTCAATTCTTCGACCATTTTTCATAGTCCACGCAGTGCAAGAATAAGGTTTTCCGTTCTTGTCCTTGGTTTCGTCGTACTGCAACTCCATGTCGAATTTGTTGCTGGCGTTGATAGACGCGATCAAAAACTTACTGCTCCAGCTTGGCTTGCCCTGTATCAGAAAAAGGTTCTGCATAACCATAAGCGGGCTGATGCACATTCTCTGCGCCTGCTCAATGGCAATCAAACAGTTAGATGGATTTTTCTGATACGTCTGCGGAACTATTGTTGACTCGGCTAACGCCTTTGCCATCTGCATAGCCATAATGAAATTATCAGATGTTCCAAAAATCCCAAGGCTGTAATCGGTAACCTTGTTATTGTGTGTTGCAACCTCTGTCTTTTCTTCTGCCTTTACTAATTCTGTGTTCTCTGCCATAATTATTCCTCACTTTCTTAATATCTTAAAATCTTAACATCGTTATCTTCATAAAAATTATTGAACCGCTCATTTAAAAGTTCTAATTGTTTCTTGAGAATTTCCTTTGCTTCATCCACTCATCGGAAAAGATTTTCGCTTTTGAGCTGTAGATTATCAATTCCCAATTCGTTGCAATTAAGATACCACGTATCTCCGCAACCGCAAATTTTATGTATGCAAATGTCGATTCCGTGGCCTTGAGTTCTGAAAATCGTTCCACTTTCCACCGGTTCTCCAAACTTTGCATTGCTGATCAGTTTTATGCACATCCCTCGCTTTCTTCATACTTTTTCACAACTGCCATCTTATCAGCACCGTAGGTATCCACCCACTTCATATCCACGGTTTCATCCGTAACGGTCAGCTTTGCGCCCTTGGCATTTACAACCGTGTCACCAGCTTTTACGGAATCCTCGGTGCGATACACATAGCTTCTGGTGCTGTTAGGAAATTTCGCTTTGATATACTGCATTTATCATCCCTCCTCAATTTTCAAACCAAATGGAACGTTTCCATTAACAATAGATTGCCAATGTGTAATAACATTTGGACTAGCACTTGGATTGCATGGTTCCGTTGGAGCAAACATAAATCCGCTCTCCTGTTTCTTATTTTCCTCATCCCATTCCTTCTCGGTTCCAAAGCCAATATGCTCATAGAATTTTGGATTGTCCTCATATGTCGGGTATTCCTGATGCTGTTTCTGCCATTCCACAACGTCTACTTTAAACTTCTCCATATCAATAACCCATTTATCATGAGCAACCTTCCATTTTTCCACTTCATCGTTATTCTGGTTAATTTTGTTTTGAGCTTCTTTCTTGACAGATTCCCAAATTTTACTGCTTATAGATATAAAAGAAGCTTTATACTGCGGATAAAGAAGTTTGTCATAATCAATAATTTTCAACCCTGTCTTATTGTTCTGAAAGTTCCATTCTCTAATAACCTGCCACATAATGCATCCAGCTTGAAATCCGGTAATTCCACCTGCCGGAGAATTGTCAACCGCGCACATGGCTGCTATTCCTGCTGCCGCAACTGCGTGGCAAATAGTTCCATAATCATGCGAATAGTCTTCTGTTAAATGCCTTACAAATTCCGGAAGTGTTTCCACAGTCTGTTTTTTCGCTTCTTTGTACCATTCATTCTGGATTTTCATTTCCTCGGTAATCTGCTGTTTCATCTTCTAAACCCTCTCTTTCCTTTATTTCTCGCGTCTTTTTCGCAATACGGAAGAGAACAATGTCCGGCTCTTCCCCAGAACCCCTTACTTGCACTCTTCCAACGCTTGCATGACATGCACCGTGCATCAGGCTGTGTGATGTTGTTCTTTGTACCTACTCTCGACATTCGGCATCCTCGCTTTCTTTAAGTTCATCAAATATCCAAAAGTGTTCTTTATCGTGAATACAGTTATAATCAAACCACTGCTCACAACTTATACTGTTCTGATGAAATCCAACCGCAATACAATTCGGTTCTTCATACAAACTTTCAAGTACATCTGCCTGCTCATTAAGATTTGTATTTCCCTCAAACTTACGGAAAGCATCAATAACTTTGGGAATATCTTCTTTCTTAACAAGATATTTATCGAATGTGGTAAACAGGACGATTTTTTCATCATACGTGACAGATTTATCATCCACAAGATTCCAAATAGCTTTCATCTGCCCCATGTCAAATATTGATGCCCCATGACCACAATACTTTTTCCCTAAAATGTCCCACACTCGCATTGAACCACGCCATGCGTTACTTACCTCTCCAAAACTTTCAGAATCTCCATTTTTATCAAACTTAAAAATCTCAATGTAACTCATTCTACACGCCCTCGCTTTCTTCATTTTCTATTGGCATATCCAATGTGACCGCAACATCTCTGATAAACTCGTCAGGAATATAGATTCCTGCCTGTACGCATATCGCATACTGCACCTTTGCAATGCTTGTAATATCAGAACCTTGCTTTTCCATTGTCTTTGTCAGAACCTTAAGCAAATTAGCCACACCACCATGTGACTGCGGTGTTTTCCTTGCTGACATACTCCGAATCTCTTGAATATCCGCTTTCATATTTTCCATGAATTTATTTCTCCTATCATCGAACCATTTTTCAAATACATTCCACAGTTCTAAGAAACAGTCCGTTTTAAGTATTGCATCTTCGATGCTAGTGTATCTTTTCGAGAGAAACAGGCTTATTATCTGCCTTGCGCGCTTTTCAAAATATAATTCACAACTAGCTCTCAAAAAGTACCGATACCCAAAACCGCATCTACCATTAAACCAAGAAAACGAGTACCATGTGTTGCCTTGAAAATATGTATCGTATTTCGTATCCCACTTGGTAAACATTGGTTCTTCGCCCTTTCTATGCACCAAACGCTTAACGCATTTCTTATGGAATACTTCTTCGCACATAGCTTTGAATGTTCCCATGCAGAACCTTTCAGTCCCAAGGTCAAGCGGTTCTCCTGCTTTCATGTATTTGTCAATAATTTCGATTGCCTTTGCATTTATTGGATAGTCCATATCACATAGCTTCAACTTTCAACTGTTTGTCCTCGGAAACGCTCAAAAGAATTAACTGCTCATCCATATCCGGCACATTGAACTCATTCAGCGATTCGGCGTTATCTACAAAAATCGGCACGCTCACACCGTACAATTCGCTTAACGAGCGGATAATATCAAGTCCGGCTACAATTCTGTGACCACTGTTCAAAGTCGAATACGGAACGCCATTTACAGTACACTCACAGCAATCTTTCATGCCCCCATTTAACTGCATTTCAAAGAGCTTGAAGTTTACTATCTTAAAATGACTATTAATGGATTCAGAAACCCTATTCAGCTTGAAACGAATAAACTCTTCCAAGAGGTAAAGCATCTGCTCTTGGTCTGCAACTTTCTGCCCGATTTCTTTCTGTTCGTCTCTAAGTGTTTCGATTCGGTCATCAATCATAACGTTGTTAGCCGCCTGTGCGATAATCTTATTTACTTCATCAAGCTGACTCTTTAATTTTGCTTTATCAGCTTTCGCGTCCTCAACTGCCTTATCTGCACCCTTGGATTCTAACTCTGCAATATCAGCAAGCAACTTGTCCTGTTTAGCCTTTAACTTGGCATATTCTGCATTCTGCGTATAATCAGCGCATTTCGGAATCTTAGAAATCTGTTCGTCAAATCCTTTGATAATGTCAATTTCTTCCGCTTCATTCAGTTTCAAGGTGTTAATTGTGTTTTCCAATTTCTTGTTATTTTCGGTCAGCTTCTTAATCATTTCAGCGCACGCATTTCCATCGTCAACAATCATGGCAAGCGTTTTCGCGTGTTCTTCATTAAATATCTCGATTGCATCTGCCTTTCTCTGCGAAAAATCGGCTCTTAAAGACTCTATTTTATCTTCCGGCAATCTTTGTCCGCATAATGAACAAACCGTTGTAGATTCGTCAAATACCCACTTGGAATCATCAAACTTCTTTTCCTTTTCCTCTTTGTACTTTTTCGCAAGGTCAGCTTTCTTAATAGTCTGTTCAGAAATTGTTTTCTTATTACTTTCAATAGAATCCTGCGCTTTTCTGATAGATGAACGAGCATCCTCTAACTTCCGTTCGTGGTCATATTTGTGATTTTCAATCTCACGTTTCTTGCTTGAAAGTTCGTTATTCATGGTCTGCGCGATAGCGGACATTTCAAACTGACAATGCATTTCTTCGCTGCGCATTTCATCAATCCGCACATCAGATTTCGCCATTGAAGATTTAATGGCTTCAATCTTTCGCTCCAAATCGGCTTTTAGTAACTCCTGCTCTGCAACATCTACATCAACCTTTGATTTCTCGGCTTCATCAATACGCACCGGGATTTCAGACTGTTTCTTCTTCCACTCGCTCAAAGCCTTGGAAAACTTGGCGCGAATATCGTCTGTAGATGGTGCTTTCTCCAATTCTCCAATCAGCGGCGCATACTTGGCATCTGTCTTTGCCAACTCCACATCTGAAACCTCTGCAACAAGTTTCATCAGAATGTCTCTCTGTTCTTTCCATTTCAGAGAAGAAAAATACTGCGGATTGGTCAGCATCTTAAACATTTCCTCACTCTGTGCTAAACCGGAAATATAAGCCTTAAATTCAGCTTCACTCTTTGGATAACCGTCAATCTCAAATGAATTGACATTACCCTGCAAAGTAACGGTATCGGTTCCGCGCTTCTTAACCCAATTCTGTTTCTGAACCTTGGAAAGTTCTACTTCCTTACCATCTACATCAATAACACCAACAACCTTGATTTCCACGTTATCAATGCGCTTTCCGTCCTTATCCAATGGTCTGACATTGAATTTTTCCTCGCCGGCACTGTTCTTATTAAAAAATAACCATGAAACTATATCAAAAATTGTTGTCTTCCCGGACGCGTTCTGTCCGCTAATCTTTGTCTTTTTCTCCCCAAATTTAATGTCAATGCTCTTGATGCCCTTGAAGTTCTCACCATGTAACGATTTTAAAATCATTCGCATTATTCTACACCCCCACGATTCCTTTTATTGATAACTCATATGTAACTTTTTCCACAACGCGACCATCTTTACACGTTTTCTTGTATCTCCGGCTCTGCAATCTGCCGTATGCACTCACTGCATCACCTAAAGCAAGTGAGTCTGTATATTCTGCACACTTTCCCCATACGATGCAAGTAATCAAATCCTCTTTTCCATTTTCTCTTATGTTTTTGAGTTTCACATCACAGATTTTACGACCAAGTGGCGTTTCCCTAAGCTGTTTTTTCTCGATGATTCCATCAAGACTTACTTCATTCAAATGGCTATCATCCTCTGGTTTTGTGATTGTATCAGCCATAACATACATAAGAATGGCTTCTCCTGGCCCTGTTTTTACGTGCCGGGTAACTATCTTTCCCTTGACACATACCGTTCCGCTGATTTCTGTATCGCTGATTTCTTTGTCAAACAGTACCGGAATAATATCTGCAACACCGCTTTTTCTTTCAACTCCGATGAAAAATTTATAAAAAATCTTACCGTTTGATTTATGGCTTTCCCTCGGTGCTGATACAACATCACCGATCAGTGTTATTTTGTTCTCCATTGCTTCTCCTTCCCATTTCTCTGTCAAGAACCTTTTCAAAATTCTCTTTATCATTCTGTTTCTTTCGTTTCCCTGCCAAAAGTTCAGCAAGCATACGCTTTTCTTTCGTGGAACATCTCGTACCACTTATATACACAACGCCTACCATGCATCCTCTCTCATTCTGCGTTTTCTCTTAATTCGCTTGTCAAGTTCAGCTCTCTTTCGGTCTACTTCCGACCAATAGTACATGATTGCCGCAATTACTGCACCGGCTACAAATTTAATAGCCGCCATATTCCCGGCCGCTCCCTCACTATCCATATAGCAAGCGGCAACCAAGGAATACTCCATTGCAACCGCACCTATAATGAATTGGATTACTTTTTTCATTCATGCCCCTTTCTGCCACTTTATAATTTAGTACCAGTCAGAAACAAACGTTCCGAGTAACGGACATACAACAACATCTATAAAACGCACAGAACCATCTTCCATGGAATATGTAAAAGCCATTGCAGGTGTGTAAGCCGAATCTCCTGTCTGTATCTGCGCATCTCTTACAGAAACTCCATATGTTGTTTCCTCGTCAACGAAAATGCTTGAAAAACTTTCCGCAGAGTCTACCTTTGCCAAATAGTTGTCACCGCTACGAATTGCCCTTGAATTAACTTTCTGAAATTCAAAATTGCTCATTTTAATTCTCCTTTCCATTATGTGTTTCGTTTTCCTCGCCCTGCTCACTATGTTTTGAAGCAGAACTCTCTACCATTCCAAGAACATATCCTTTCTGAAAATCTGTCATATTCGGAATGGCATCACGAAGTTTTTCAACAACTCGCTTTTCTTTTTCACTCATTCAATCACTTCCTTTCATGCGCAATATCTGATTTCGTACTCTGCTACGATTTTCGAAAAGATTTCACGCAATTTCTTATCATCCTCAATAATGTCCATTTTGTTCAATGCACTGATTTCTGTTTTCGTGCATCCGCTTTCTGCCATACGCTCACGCCTGTTTCTGATTCTTCTGCTCAAATCACATCCGGCACGGTGTTCAAGTTCTGAATACATTTCAGTCCTCAATACATTGAATTGACAATCTGCATTTCTCTGAATCCGGTTAAACTTGGCATTGATTTCATTTCTCCAATTATCAAATACCGGCTTCACCGCTTCTTTGATATGTTCAGTTGTCTCAATGGCTTTCTGCGCTGCGTCCTGTGCCTTGGCAATCTGTCTGTCTCTCTCCTTGTCAGCAAGTTCTTTTTGAACCATCTGATTAAGAAGTCCTTGCAATGCTTGCAATTCTGGAGATAATTGGTCGTTGACACTTTGATGTACATTAAAATAGGAAGAAACTAATTTTCTTTGCACTTCCCATGCCAAATCATCCGTGAATGACTTGACCAACATCAGATATCCCTGCTCGGTAATGAGTGCTGTTCCTCTTGGACTTGCGGTATCAATTCCTACTGGACGAAATCCGTCCAATTCAGTATTTTCAAGGTCTGACGGCTTCAAAACGAAATAATCTTCGCCCTCAACAAAATGTTTCTTGTTTTCAGCGAATCTGTGTCTTGCTGTTCCGTCCGGTCTTTCATGCGCCATATCAATGTCCTTAAATGTGACCACTCGCTTGCCTTTGTACTCTTTGATGGAAATATCTGCATTTCCAATGTGTACTAAATTATCCATATTTTCGCTTCCTTTCTGTGATATAATATTTTCAAAAACGGAGGAATTAACATGCTTCTAAAAATTGAAAGAATAATATTAAAGAAAATATCTAAAACAAATTTTTCAATCGAACTTTCCGAAATAGGTAAATTCGATGAAGAAGATGTATATCAAGCGTTTTTGGATTTGCAGGATAGAGGATATGTAACAAATGTAAGTACATCTGCGGATAGGTCAAATTTTAGCTTTATAGTTTCTCCAAAAGGAAGATTTTATAAAGAATACTTTTTCCTTTCATTTTTGAGAAATATCCTTATCCCATTTGTCGTTGCCATAATCACGGCAACCGCCACATATCATTTAGAAAAAGTAGCAGATAGCTATTCCGACAGCAGCTCCAGCCAATGCGCTTATGAATTGGACTCCTCCAATAATGAACGGCTCAAACTTATCGAGTAAGTCGCGCTTTTGTCTGAACGTCATTTTCTTCATGTTCTCACCTCTTTCCTTTGTACTTTGTACATTCTTATAATAGTACGCCGTACAATCTTTGTCAATAGTTATTTTTGTACAGTGTACAATTTTGTCGTTGACATTTGCGATTGTGGCTTGTATAATCAAGTTGAAAGGAGGTGTTAATATGAAGGAGCGCCTAAAGGAGATAAGAAAAAGCAATCCTAATGGGAAAACTCAGGAAACATTTGCAAATTACTTGGAAATATCAAAAGAAAACATTTCTAGCTATGAATCCGGAAGAAGAAATCCATCAGATGCATTTATCAAACTTGTATGTGAGAAATGCAACGTTAATGAAAATTGGCTTCGCACCGGAAACGGAGAAATGTTTATGCCGGAAACAAAAGATGAGCAAATTTCAAAAATGCTTGCAAATGTTATGAAATCAGAAGACGGAAATTTTAAAAAGAAATTGATTTCTGCGCTAGCGCAGCTAGATAAAGATGGCTGGGATAAACTAGAAGAATTTGTTGATATGATTTCAAAGAAGAAATAAAAATAAGCCAAGGGCAATGCGCAAACCCTTGGCTTTCTTCTTATTTTAACAGTTCTTTTACAAATACGTATATGGCTCGAAGCCATCTAGTATTGTCGCATTTTTCAATCAATTCAATGATTTTGCTTTTGTAATACTCGTTTTCGTTGTTATCCATCGCTCCCACCCTTTCGATTCAAATGCTAACTACCCTCGACAATTATTATAGAACATACGTTCTGTATAGTCAACGATAATTTGAGGGCAAGACAATGCCAAGCCTTGCCCCCACCAGAACTTGAAGCGTCCTTTCGGACAAGCCCATAGTATCACTGTAATATGCATGATTTCAACATTTTTCGGTCGCAAGTTTCGACAGAAAATGTCATTGCAGAGAAGCGGAGAGCTGTTTCTCAATCTCTTCTTGCACTTTTGCGCGCCAACGCATCGGCACTTCATCAATTGTCATCTTCTTGTCTACCAGAATACGTCTCACGTAGAATTTAACCATATCCTACACCTCACTTTCTGCGGCAATGCTTGCCAGTTCTTCGATTGCTTCTGCGTTTGATTCATGCCCTGCTTTAAGTTCATCAATTGCTCTTTCCATTTCCGTCTTTGTTCTAAGTCTTACCGTTACGGTATATGTACCATCTTCTGCGCCATCTTCTCCCACGTTCGGCATATATGTAAACCCATCGGATTTCAGATCGGTGTATTTGCCGGATGTTTCGCCATTATGCGTAAATGTTACTTCCGCAAGGTTGTTCTCTGCAAAAGCGTCCGTGATCGTTTTAATCCCGTCAAAATTTTGGGACTGGATCTGGATGTTTCCAAGACTCGCTCCATCAGCAATCTCAAATTCAGTTTTGTTAGCTAAAATAATCTTATCCATAATATCTTCCTTTCTTTATGTGTTATATTCTTCGAGTATTTGCATAAATGTATCCGTCAAGACCGAACGCATACTCTATTTTGGATTCGTTGCTTACCCCAATTCTAAGAACAGTTGTTCCATCGCTTTTGACTCCAATTCCAGCCCAATTCTCATCTGAATATTTGTAGAACACAATTGTTGCAGTATTTATTGTGCCATCATATACAAGTCCGGCTCGTGGTGCAAAGCTATTGAAACTGTCAGATAAATCGCTTAATATTGTCCATTCGCTCCAGTTATCGCTATCTTTGGTACGAACCGCTAACTTTCCATGATATTGAGCAGCAATAGACATTCCTAATTGAATTGAATACTTACCACTTAGTTCAACAAATGGAATTGTTAAAAATATAGTGTGGAAATTTGGGAATGGATTATGTGTCGAAGTATCATAATTGCTGTTCGGTGGCATACGTGAGATTCCAGGTTCAGCATCGTTTGCATCTTTTGTCTCTTTAAGAGCATAAAATGCAGTGTTTAAATTTCCATTCACATCACTTAGCAATTTAGCCAATGTTCCATCCACGTTAGGATTGGCCTGTCTTGCGTCTAAGACGAAGCCTTCTTCTGTAGTTGTCTGGTTGTTGACGATGCTTTCAGGTTGCAGTGCGCTTCCGATTTTATCCTTTAAGGTATCTGCCAACTTTATGACGTTTTTCGCTTCGTCCAATGTAATTGTGGTGCCATCCAAGTTAATACTAAGCGTTCCACTTTCATCTACGCTCATGCTTTTTCCGTCCGGCTTTACAACTCCGGCATCCTCTGTTGTTGCAATCGCACTAGCACCGCCCACGATAGACTTAGACCAGTATTCCGTATTGCTCGTTGCCGTTCCTGCCGGAACTTCTTTTTTCGCAAAATACAATGTGTTATTATAAGTTACTGCATCCAATCTCTTATATGTAGCATCTGCGCTCCAATCGCCCTTTGGCACAATTGCCACTCTTCCTGCTATAGCCATTTAAGCCACCTCCCAATTTAAATTTCCGTCATCATCAACGACAAAGTTATATGCCGCATTGTCAGTGTAAATCAACTCCCCATCCTCATTCACATCAAATTCTGTCATTGTGAGTTTCTTGTTAATCTCGTTTTCGATTTCCTGCGATCGGTCTGCGCTGTCCTTGGCATCTGTGGCGGATTTTGCAGCATTGGTTTCGGATGCCTTTGCATTGGTGGCAGAATTTACAGCCTTGGCAGATTCAACCTTAATGTCTGCAAGGTAATCCGGGCGCAAGTGTTTTTCTTGGATACTTCCCTCTTTCACGATTGCGGACACCTTACCGTCACTTCCGATTGCAAATGCGATTGTATCAGAATCCAAGAACTCATACTGCGTGATCAGCGCGGATAAGTCCACGTTCTGCGCCGTGCCATCGTCAAGCGTGATTACCAACTGCTGACTTTCCGGATCATACTTGAAGTTGACTGCCAGCTTCTCCAACTTGGTATCAATAACGGCCTTGGAACCATTCATCTTTACCACAGTCAGCGTACCGTTGGATTCATCCCAAAGGATTTCCTTTACAAGTTCGTTAGCCTTGGTCAAGTCAACTTTCGTGGTGTCGAGTGCGCACACACGATCGTCGATTGCATCAATGCCGCTCTCTATGTTGTTCAGCCTATTTCGATTAATTGCGGTCTTTTCGCTTGGAAGGTTTTCCCAATATTCGCGGCTATAGATTTTCTGATATGCCATCTAATCACTTCCTTTCTAATGCGGATAGTCTGCGTTCAAAATCGTTACACCTGTTCTGCAGTTTCTGTATCATGGCAGTGTTAAGCGCAATAAACTCTTGATAGCACAATGTATACATATCATTTGCGCCACCATTCTGCTTTAAGAATTTTTCCCATTCCTCATTAGATTCAAAATCTTTTTCGGAGAATACCGCATGTTCTAGTCCGTAAAACTCATTTTCAGATATGTCACAACATTTCATTGCCTGTTCGACATCCTGTGCAACAAATCCCATGTGCATTTTATCATCATTTTCTATGAGCCTATATTCCATCGGTTGTAACAACTCGAAAAATCTCTCAAACCGATCATCCTCTAACAGTTTCCGGAAATCTTTTTTCTTTCTACGGTCAGACGTTGTTTTCCAACCACCGGAAGAATACCCTCCGGCAAATGGATTGACTGTAGTTCCGCAATACACAGAACTAGAACTTGGAATTAAATTTCCATTGTCGGAAATTCGCACATGCTCATTAACTGTAATACCTTGCAAATAATACGCAGTAGATGCTTTTATGCACTGTGTTGCGCTTCCTGCAGTTGTAGCATAATCGGCATTTGTTGCGGAGTCAGCAGTGCTAGCATGATCCCCTATGGCTACACCATCTTGATCTGTTACAGAGTTTAGATCGATGCGTATGTTCTGCAGCATTGGCCTTCCTCTTGCATCGAGACCAATAATTACAAGGTCATCTCCTTGTGACGTTGCAATAAAGTTCAATGAATCAACGATTGACACTCGGCCATCGCCATCAAGCTGGAAGTTATTGCTGTTGACTATGAGTCTGTTTCCGCTAAGCGTAATCTGGTCGGCACTTGCATTAATCATCGAAACGACTTGGTCGTTTTCATCTCTTCCAAGTTTCAATTCCAATGATGCGTCTAATTGTCCCTCTGCTTTTTGTGCGCGGTTGACTTCTGCAGAAATGCTTTTTGCGGTCTGCTCAAACTTGGTATTTGTCTGTTCCTCTAAATCCTCATACGTGGATTGAAGATGGTCTGCGTTCCTCTCTAGCTTTCCGGTACGTCTTTCCACGCTTTCAATCGTGTCTCTGATAGAATTGACCTTTGCAGAGTGCGTCTGCGTTCCCTGTGCCGAGATTGAATCTCGCTTGCTTTGCACTCCGGTTAAAGTGCGTTGCAATAGATACGTTTCGACAATCTCTCTTGTGGTATTGAACCGGATAGGTTCTCCAAGTGTCAGACATGGATTTCCGACACAAGTGCAACTTTTGATCGGTGTGTATTCTGCTTTTGCCATAATCGGCAATAGGTTATTTGCAATCTGCTCCAGCTCCGCTCCGGTCTTGTCTGATACAAGAAAGTTTCCTGTAATCGAATAGTTGTTTCCGGCAGTTCCAACAATAGCACCAGCGTTATCTTCGCTTGTCTTGATTTCTAGCTGTGTGATTTCCTTGCTTTGGAAGTCCTCGTAATCAAACGTGATATAGTGTCCGGTCATGGACTCTGTATTTGCATCAGACGGAAATAAATTGTCAGACGGAAACAAATCTTCTGCCGGATAAAGTGCGCTTATGATTGCTTTTAGAAAGACATATTCAAACTTGCCCTGTCGGTTGATATTTCCAAAGCATCCGTTAATCTCGCATATTGCCGTTACAACGGTTTTTCCGCTGATAGCGGATTCTTCTGTGACTGCACTTGAATCGTCCGTCTGTGTGGCTACAAGCGTCTTATTGACCGTCATGGAATCATTGACAAGGCTTGTTTCAACTTGCGAAATTCCAAGATGTGCAAAAAAGCTATTACGGAACTGTTTAAGTGTCATTGGAAAGCTAAGTCCTGCATACCAAGATTTTACATCCGTATTGATAATGTCGTACATCGCGTCATATGCCGTAATCTGCCGTTTTGTACGGTCAGCCGTAGGAACATCGGATGCAACCTTAAAAACTCCGTATGGCATCGGATTTTTGCTATCTCCGTCAATCGTTTCTTCGATAGAGATTGTCTTTCCAATAATGTTTCCTGCGGTGTTTCGTGCCGTGAATTTTACGCAATTTGCTTCGCACGCTCCAAACTTTAATTCAGACTCTGAGCAAAGACTTTCTTCGAGCGCAAACGTACCGATTTCAAGCATCGAATTGTCTATTTTCTGATTCGTTCCAACAACAGATATGACCATCTGTTTATCTGTCGAGGAATCCCAATACTTTTCTTTCAAACTGCTATTTATCATACACACCACCTACAAACGAAAATTTGATTGGGTCATATTTTATCTTCCCATGTGCCACAGAATAGAACGTAGGCTGAATATCAGCGATATATCCGTACTGTGTCACATACCCGCGTTTCTCTGGCACGTATGCCGTGATATAGCCGCCGCGCTCCTTTGCCTTGGTATAGTTCTTTTCAATATTCTTCCAAAAATCATCAAACTGCTTTTCGGTCAACATGGCTTTGGTTTCAAACTCAACCTTTAAGGCTTTCAGTTCCACGGCATCACGATGCTCATATCCGTTTTCATCCGTCCAAGGGTCTTTATCCTGCATGTTTACATAGGAACTAAACGTGTCCTGCTTTATTAAATTGTTTGGGATGGTATAATTGCCAAACTTTACTAAATATCCGCCATATCCCATCGTTTACCTCCTAAAAATGGGTATAAAAATAGCACCTACCTTTTGGTAGATGCTATCCATTTGATTAAATTTTAAGCTACTACTGATTCCCATTCAGATTTCAGCTTTTCTACATCGTTTTCAAAAAGTTTGCAAGCGATTTCGTACAACTGCGGAATCATTCCCATTTCCCTGTCGATATAATCCATCTTGTTTCTTACTTTTGGCTTGAGTGCGCACCCTTCCATCCTTGATTTAAGGTTGCAGTGATATTTCCTTTCAAATTCTCCATAAAGCAACGAATAGCGTTCTTGATACTTTCCATCGGCACCGAAACGGACAATCTGCGTTATCCGCTGTCTCTTGGTTGCCAAGTCAATATCATCAACGAGTCCGATAATAACATCTTCCTTATGGATGATTTCTTTCTGCTGTCTTTTAATGGTTTCGTTCTGCTCTCTAACAGTTTTTAATGTCTGTGAAAATATCAGTTTAGTGTTTTCATCTGCATATGGTAGGTAAGTAGAAATAAATAATTCATCATTATTGACATACCCACCTGTTTTACGGATTGTAGGGAGAACCTCGGATGTTACCCAACGTTTGAACTTATGAAGTTTTTCTTTTCTTTCGTTTATAAGGGAGTCGTTTTGTGACACACCCTTTGCTTTCTGTGGTTGCATCTGAAAGAGCAAGGAATACAAACCGCTTTCATTAACAACCGTCATTCTTTGTTTTCCACCGGGAGTATCAATTTGTGACACACCCTTATCAGAATCATCAATATTTGAAAGGCTTCTTCTGTAATTCGTATCTCCAAATACTTCGCATATATCCTTTCCAACAAACCATGGTTCATCATCGACCATGACCATTCTGATCTGTCCGAATATTGGATTCTCAAATACCTCAATGCTGTTTTGAATCTTAAGCATAAGTTGTGATTTTTTCATTCGTGTCTACCTCCATACATTTTTATCTGAATAAAAAAGAGGAAGCCACTTGTGAAATCACATTGGTTTCCTCTTTCGTACAGTATGGCGTTCAAGTAAGTAATCCGCATCTTCACGGATAAGTTTGTTTCCTTAGTAATAAGGATAGACTATTTTTGATTTTGTGTCAATCCGATTTTGGAATTAAAATAAGCCGTGTTTCCACGGCTTAAGTATCATTTATCTTTCAATTTTTACTGTAACCAAGTATATGTATATGCTTCATCAACATATATCTTATAACTGCTCGGATAGATCGTATCGTAATTTGAATCGTACGGAAAACTAAATGAAAAATAATCTGTATCTCCATTCTTTTCACATTCTGCATAATGATAATCATATTTGATCAAGTTGCCAGATGCATCATACATTACGCAAGAAATTTTCACAAATGAAAAATCTTTTCCGGAATCGTTTGTAGCTTCAACCGTAACATTATCTGCTCCAATGTCCGATTGAACCATTATATTGCGAACATCACAAACAGCATTTGTTGCTTCATCAACACTCAACGACATTTTATAGTTATCGTAAGAAACATCGTTATAATCAGAGTCGCTCGGTGCGTCAAAATAAAGAACACATTCCTTACCGGATTCAAAAGCTCTGTTACAATCGCTTTTGCTATCCAGCATTTTACCGTTTTTGTAGTATACAAGTTTTGCGTCCAGATCAACATTTACCTTGTTGTTGTTTTTCAAGATAGCAACAACTCCATGACCACTATCTTGGTATTCAATTGAGATGTTTTTCTTTACCTTGTTCGCATTAAAGGAAGAAGTGACGGTAACTTTGCAAGAAAGCGTTTTCTTTGCAATTTTTGCTTTTACGTACGTTGTTCCTTCTCCAACCGCCAGAACCTTTCCAGACTTATTTACAGAAGCAACATATTTATTGCCACTACTCCATTTAGCAGTTTTCCTCATTCCGCTTATCTTTAATGTTGCGGATTCTCCAATTTTTAAATTAAGAGTCTTTCTGCTTAATTTAATAGTTTCCGCCTGCAAAGTTTCCTGTACTCCAACAATGTTCTGTGCTGCTACGCTTGTTGCCAGCATTGAAAGCGATAATGCCGCTACTGCAAAAATTTTCTTAACCCTTTTCATATGAAACCCCTTTCCGGTGAACAATGCACTCTTGTTTGTAATCATTTATTTTTCACTTCGAAACAAACTTTTGATTCATCCCAAAAATCAGTTTCATATTCGAGTGAAATATCTTTAAAATTTTTCGGAACTTCAAAACAAACAATTCCCTTTGTTTTCTTTCCTGGAGACAATGTTGCATCGAGAGCTTTTCCTTCATCGGCATATGTCATTTCACAATCATACCCATCTGCGTAACAATTAAAATCAGTCGAAGAAATATATTGGTCAGAATCAGATATATTTACAAATTCAAGCTCAAATTTGTAATACTCATTTCCCTTTTCTGCTTCATCATATTCATTTTTAAACGGTTCAGCTTTCAAAAACGTAATCCTCAAATCTTCCGTCTCAACAGTATCTCCAACTTTAAAAGGTTCATTAACCTTTTCTTCCGTTGCAGTTTCTGTCGAATGGTTTTCCGTGGATTGAATTTGCGTTTCTTCATTTGATGATACTTTTTTAGGTTGGTCTGAATCATTTCCGTCAAATATAAGTGACGCAAAAATAAAAATAATTATCGCAACTATTGAACAAATCAGACCTGCAATTGCAGTTCCATGCCCTTTCCCTTTTTGCGTAAGTGCAATTATTGCACATACGAGACCAATTATTGCCGGAACTGCACCTATCGCAACACACGCTAACAAAACGCCTGCTATTCCGCACACTAAAGACGCGATTCCCCATCCACTTTGTTTCATGATCAAATTCCTCCTTGCTTGTAATATATACATATCAATATACCACAAGTATAGGAGTTTGTCACTATACCGGAAATGGCGACATTCCGGTGCGGTTAAAGTATTCTTGCGCGCTTTGTCGTGTGCTATCAAAGATAACTTTTCCGTCAAGCGAAATCTGAATCGGTCGATTATTGCCTACACTTGTCTTTAAAAGCGGCTGAATAACTTCCTTTACAGCCTGTGCAACTCCATAAGAAACAGACGATACAATCTGGTCGTTATTCATTACTGCCGTATGACCGCCAAGCGTTCCGACAAGTTCCGGACCCGCTTCTCTCGCAACGAACATCTGCCCCATGTTTGGCAATCCACCGACTGCGTATTTCTTAATCAGCTTCCAACTTCCACCAGAGAATACACCTCCATCAGCTTTCTTTGTTGTAGAACCTTTCGTTTTTACATTTACGGTTTTTCCGCTAAAGAATGTCGATACACTAGACCAGAGGTTTTTTAGTGCATTTGTGGCAAATGAAATGCCGATTTTCAATGTCCTTCCTGCATTGATAACTTTTTCATTCCACTCGTTTCTTACATCTTTCCACCATGTTCCACCGGCTTTCTTGACGTTTACGGTAAATCTCTTTACCTCTTTTCCTGCCGTAGTGCTTTCCCACCATTTTTTAACATTAGACCACCATTCACCGGCTTTATTTTTAACGCCTGTATTAAATTCTTTTACCTTTCCAACCTTTTCCGCCCAATATTTCTTAGTGTTACTCCACCACTTAGATGCATCATTCTGGACTGCGGTTGTAAATTTCTTAACTTGTCCAACTTTTTGACCCCAATATTTCTTAGTGTTACTCCACCATTCTTTAGCAGAGTCTTTTACATCTGTAGTAAATTCTTTTACTTTGCCGACTTTTTTAGACCAGTATTCCTTAGTATTCTCCCACCATTCTTTAGCATTATCTTTTACCCTAGCTTTAAAATCTGCATATTTATTTTTTATCTTATCCCAATCAGACTTTAGCTTCTTCCATAATTCAGATGCTGTTGTCTTTATTTTAGCTTGGAATTCAAGAGTTTTGTGGGATTTTGCACTGTTTGCATCATACGGATTTGCTTTATTTTTATTAGCGGCATTTTTTCTATCCTCAATAGAGACAGCCCTTCCGTTATTATATGGATTAGCCTTGTTATCTCTGGCAGTTTTTTTCCGCCCCTCGACCCATCCGTATTTTTTAATATTGCCTATCCATTCTTTAAAGTCCTTAGAAAACTGCACTGCGACTGTAATTGTGGCTGCAATTACAAAACCTGTTGCAAGGGTTCCGGCTATGCCACCTCCCAACTTTACCAAACTTAGTTTTTTTGTTATCGCTTTACTTAATTTCTTATCAAGATTCTTTGTTATAGCACTCTTTATTAACTTATAGAAGTTTTTTCCAAGTCTGCTAAATGCTCTCGCCCCAATTATCGTTGCTATGGTAGTCGGCGATAAATTCGTTAGAAACGTTTTTAATCCATTGAAAATATCTTTCCAACTCAAATCATCAAAGAATCCTCGGACAAACTTCCAAAAACCATCAACCCATCCGTTGATAGCTTCTGCACACTGTTTCCATTTAAACTTTTTAAAGAAACGATTAAATCCATGTGCAACATTCTTGCCAAATGTTTTAAACTTAAATTTATCCGTAAATCCTTTTGATGCGAATATTGCAGTATTCAACGCTCCTGCAATCACATCTGCGGTTGCAGTAAATACGCTATTTCCCTTTTTATCTTCTGAAAACAAACCATTTAGAAACTCTGCAAGTCCTTTTCCGAAGCCGGACGCTTTAGCATATATTTTATCCCATTCAATGCCACCAACGGCTTTTACAAGGGCTTTTCTTATTTCAATTCCAAGTCCTTCAAGATCTTTGATGTCGCTTTTGAATTTCTTAAAGATGGTGTCCGTCTGAACTAATCCACCATCAGCACCGGTGCCGCCACCAGAACCAGAACCAGATCCAGAACCAGAACCTTTATTCCCGGAACCGGAAGTATTATCTTTACTTTGTTTTGAAATAACCTTTAATTCATCAAATGCACGAGTTGCCTGTTGGATTTCCTTTTTTGCTTTCTTGGCATTTTTTGCGATACCGCCTGTGTTTTTTCCTGCGCTTCCTGCGGCATCACTTAAATCGTCCATGCCGTCAGACGCGCTTCCAATATCATCAGCAAGACCGCTGATTCCTGCCCCTTTGCTTGCTTCATACTTCCATCCGAAGATAGAACCTAAAGCATTTGTTACCATTTCTGCGAAGGCAATAACCTTTTGCAGAACCGCGTTAAGTACCTTGATAAACGGCTTAAATGCATTGATTAAACCACCACCAACAACCGCTCCAAGTGCTTTGAAGTTCTCTTTAAGCATGGTTATCTGATTGTGCCACGTATCTGCTGTACGTGCGAAATCTCCGGTGATATTGGTTGTATGTGCAAGTACATACTGATAACGTAACATGGCTTTTTCAGCCTGCGTCATTGAAGAAATGTTCGCATCAAGCCCTTGCTTCAACGCCCATTCCTTTAATGTTGCCTGCGTCAAGTCGATACCATAACGCCGCATAGGTGCCGTAGTACCGGAAAATACAGATTGCAGACTCTTGGCAATATCTTCTTGACTCACATCGTAGAATGAAGCCATATCTCCGGCTAATTCGGTCAACCGGATGGACATTTTTGCCATTTTACCCTGTGGAATATCAAGTGCAGTTCCCATTGCTTGAAAACGGCTTGCAAACTGTTTCGCAGACAATTCAGACATACCAAATTTTTCAATTGATGTTTTTGCGAAATTGTTAATTAGGTTTTCATACTGCCCGAATGTCTGCCTTACAACGTTCTCAACCTCTGTCAGTGAGGATGATATGTCAATGGCATCTCCAAGTAGCCTAAATCCGCGGAATAAAGCCCAATACGTTGCATACACTTTTCCGATTGCAGACGCAAGAGAAAATGACTTCTTGGTAACCGCAGAAGCACCGGAACTAAATCCACTAAATGAGCTTGTGATGCTTTTTGCCGCTGTTCCTGCCGCTCCACCGGTACGTGATAATTTTGCCAATGCATTTGTCATGTCAATAATATTCCGGCTTACACTAGGGGCTTTCGACAATTCAGACATAAGCTGTCGCATTGCCGTGGCAAGTTTCGGAATATTTTCAATCGCCTTGGTGGAACTCTGGTAACCAAGCTGTTTGATCGCAGATGCAAGATCGGTCAGACCCTTAACAGATGCCGACATTCCAGAAATCCCTTTTACCGCATTGGAAATCTGACGCATAGAACCAGCCGCAGCATTAATCTGCTTGCTGTTGATAGAGCCTAATTTGCTTACATTTCTTGCAACTGCAGAAAAAGTCCGTGTGTCAATTCCACGCATTGCCGTCATTGCCCCTGCAAGTCGGTTTACCCCTGTGGAAAGACTATTCAGATTCCCGGTACTAAGTCCAGAAAGCGCGGAAGATAATCTCCCAAGCCTTGTCACAAGCGCATCTATCTGACCGCTTGCCTGTTGCGCCTGCGCTTGGATTTTTATTTCAAGAGACTCTAATTCCATTTATCCACCAACTTCCTATAACTTTTTTAGGTTAGCGGCTATCTTCCACATTGATAGCCGGTTAAAAGGGCGGTAAGATTTGACCCCTACCGCCCTTGAATTACTTTTTCAGTTTTCCCTTTTTCAGAAGAGAAAGCATCTTTGAATTTTCCTCTGATGTAAACTTGAAATTGGAAAATCCGTTCTTTTTTGCGATTTCCGCACGATGTTCTTTCGACACATCATCTTCCCCAACCGCTTTTAATGCTTCAACGATTGATCCAGATTTTCCGGTATACATCGAATAATACTTGCTTGCATTTTTCTTTGCTCCACTTACAACGATTGCAGTGTGACCTTTTGTACGCGTCACAAGAATGTCCCCGTTGTAAAGCAGTTCTCCGATTCGGTAAGAACCAGCATCGGTAAACAAGCCGGATTTCAAAAGAATGATTCTTTCGTTTGCAGTATTGAAATCTCCCACATCCTTGCCGGATGCATAGATAATGCAAGCGCGAACAAGCGATGAACAATCGCACTCTGTCTTTACTTTTGCGTTGATGCCATGTTTAATGACCCCGTAGCGTTCCGATTGGTCATAGCCGATATTTTTATTGTCAGATGCAATCTGCATAGCTTCTGCCAACTTCTCCGCAACCCTATCGTCCTTCGCCCTTAGCACATACCATCCCTTAGAATGGTTATAAAACTTCTGCGTAGACACTTCCTGTCCGGTCTGATCTCCAGCTTTTCCACCAGAATAGCAGTTTCCGTGTTCATCGCGTCTCGCACTTCCGATAATTACTGCCATAGCAATACCTCTTTTCTTAAACTATCTTTGGTTTTGGTAAATGTGATTTCCTTGATTCAGCCGCCCATGCTTCTTCTGCCTTAAGCATTTCTCGTATCTCTGCATCGGGATCGTCCGTATTATGCTTTTCAATGGAATCATAGCAAGTTTCTTTCACGTACTTACTATTACCCTTACCGAATGTCGCGTCTATTGCGGTCACAAGTGCTGACGTTGCATATCTGCCGAACCACATATACATTTCCATATCGCGTTGCTTCCATTCTGCCTTATACGCATCCACATAAGGCTTAAGCAACTCTGGATTCATCATATCTATATCATCAACGGAAAATCCGTAGCCTTTCGTTACCATAAGGTAAAACGGACGGATTTCCGCAACGTAATATTCCCATGTTAGTTCTTGTTGGCTGTCTTGGATGGAGTTTTCTTTGCCGGTGTTCGATTCTTCTTCTCCGTCTCCATCATTTTCGCTAAAAAACTGTTTGACTCCAACTCATTCTCTAATTCGTTGAACAACTCAATACAGTCAATCTCACCATCGTCAATTTTTTCAGAAAGCAGATCAAGCACCTTATTAAACTGCTCATCGTATTTCTCGTTTGTATCGTAGTCATATCCAAACTCGTCCTTATGGTTTACTTGCAGTCCTACAAGAAGCATCTTAGGAAGTGTTTCAAGTAACAGTTTCTCTACGGATTCTAAACTTCCGTCCTGCTCGCTTACCGACTCTGATACATCTTTGATAAGATGTGACTTTAATGTTGGCTTAAAACCAAATTTGATTGAATATTCGCTATTTCCTAAATTTACTTTCATACTTTACCTTGCCTTTCTGCCCTATATTGGCAAGGGGCAGTGTTGCCACCGCCCCATTGTTGCTTATCTTATTGCTTCAAGTTCTGCTATCGACCGTTCATCCTCGCCTACCGGTGCGGTCGATTGCTCGTCCGATAGGCTTTTTACCCCACCACTGTTACAGTGAATGTTCCATCGTTGTTATCAACGACTTTCAGCTTGTCGGTAACGAGTTCCGATGCCGTGCTTGGAATAACAGTTGCGGTCATTTCAAGGATTTCATCTACACCGCCTACATCATTCGGTGTCGCGGTAACAGTTCCGGTGTATGCGTATTTTGCCACGCCACCGATTCCATCTGTACCGTACAGGTGGATAATGTCAACCTTTTTATCTCCCAGCTTTTCGATGTTTTCCAGATATTCTTTTGCAAGGTTTCCGGTGATTTCCCGGGAATCCGCTGTCTTAATACCTTTCTCAAATGTCTGCTGTGGGTCTTCCATCGTGGTTGACTCAACCGTGTTTGGTGGAGATGCCGGAGATGGAATAGACTTTGCAGCAAGTAAAAGGTTGTAAGTCCCTGCAAAGTCGGCTTGTTCCGCTGTGTGCTCTTTAATAATCACACGCGACTTATAACTTGTTGATGCCATGATTTTCTGCTTCCTTTCTGCCTTGCGGCTATGCTAAATTTTCATACGCTCCAATAATTCGCGATACGCGAAAAGTTGCCGTGCGCACTTGCTTGGAAATCGTGAACACAGCATTTGAAACATCAAAATTTTTTGATTTAAAAAAGGACACTGCATACTCTGCAATGTCCTTAATCTTTTCCCTTCTTCCTTTATTTGTTATTGTAATTTGAAATGTTGGGCGAATTGCGTTAATAAAATAAGACTCTGTATCTCTCCCGGCTTCTGTAAATCCAATCTGTTGTATAAGAAGTGTTGGAAAAACAGGTGTTCCGTTCGATTCCTCGTCCTGCGTTACCTTGATTCCGATTTCTTTGCTTTCCATGTAAACTTTCAGCAATCGGTAAACGGTATCTTCAAAATCAAGTGCCCAACTATTTAACTCATTTTCCACCGAATACCTCCCTTGCAATCTTTACATACTGTTGAATAATCTGTTGTTCCGCATTATACATAGGCATTGTGGCTTTGATACCATGGGTATAACGCCATGTTTCGGTCTTATCGTCCCAATAGTACCAACCATCTTCAAAAGCGTGTATTTGCCCCGGATATGTGCCGACACCGAATCCAAGTTCCGGTGCTTTTGGGTTCTCTTTGGAGTTATAAAAAATACCGGCTCCAAACTCTACCGCCAACAAAGTATAGAACGGTTCTCTATCTTCTGACGTTACCGTTTTTCCGGTTGCTATCAGAATCGCGTTCGATGTCATTAACTGTGGCGCTTTATCTACCCTTACCGTTATCGTGTTTCCTAATGGAGATTTCGATATTTGTTTTATTGCCACCGTCTGGCCTTCCTGTGCAAGCCTAGAAACAAGTAAATCGCATTTAGCCTGTAAACTATCGCGGTACTGTTCTAATTTCTTTATAGCGTCTTGTATGGACTTAGTGGATAGTGTCATTGAAATAGGTTTCTTTTTCATGCAATCACCTACTTAATATTCTTCCGAAGAAGAAACAAATCCGTGGTCAGTCCTTCATCGGCAACACCTTTTACGATGTAGTCTGCGGTTTCTGAATCCACAAGTCCATCATCAGTGCGTTTGACTTCCGAACGTTTCCACACCACATCACCGGCTTTCAGTGGCAAATATCCTTTATCTGTGACAAGTTGACAGTATGATGTACTATCATCAATTCCAAATTCTTTCACAAGGGCTTCTGACAGCTTATTGCTGATATTGGCTCGGAATGTCGTAGGTTCTGAAAACCCTTCAACTTCCTCGCCTTTTGGAATCTTGTTGCCTTCGGAATCTAAATAAGGTACAAAGTTTCCATCGGAATCCTTGTACCCTTCATAGACAATATCTCCATTTTCGTCAGTTTGTGGAATGAATACCCTCTGACCGGATTGCGAATACTTCATTTCCTGCTTGTTAATGTCAAGCATTGGTGTTTTCCTCCGGGATTCCGGCAACACTTGTCAGAAGTGATAACACTCCGGCAAGGGCTGATGCGGAAAGAACATATTTCCAATCCACCGCGCCCATAAATGCCGCCGTTCCAATTCCGGCAATCGCCGCTTGCGCAACAGTCTTGATTGCTCGGATTCCGGCTTTTTTAGTCCAATCTCTCCAATTCCTCATGGCTTTTATCTCCTTTTCCTATATGAATCTCTTCAATCTCATGTTTCATTTTCGTAACCATGCCATTTCCACCTAACGCATGGTACGCATCATACATCTCACAGAAGTTCTGATAGGCATATGACGGTATTTCTCCGATTCTGGTGTACTTTGCATGGTATTCAATAAGCTGGACGCGCAAAAGGAGCATTGTTCCTTTGCTGTTCGCATCCCTGCTTTTCTTTTGCTGTTTAAGAAGCCAAACTATATATCCAAGCACTATCGGAAGCACTACAAGATAAGTTTGAATCAAAATACTTTTCATTTGAATCTCCTTTTGACGCACTGCCCACCACCGCTTAATGTGCGCCGCCTGCAACCATTTTACCGACACCGGCAATATGGTCACGCTCAATCTTCTTTATAATTGCATTGCTTTTACGAACGGAAACACTCCAACAAAAAGGCTTTCACGGTCTTTCCATGTCCGGCTCACACCGTTTTCGGAAAAACTTGCCATGTATGCTTCTCCTGCCTGTGACCGGTCGTACACTGCCAAATTAACCATAATGTTTTCATAGTTCTTAACATCACTGTCAATCTGGTCTTGCGTGTATGTGTCCGGATAGTTCCGTCTGCCGATAATCTCATTCCTTGCCTGCTCTAAAAGCTGTTCAATCAAAGGGTTACATTCTTTTTCATCAAACACAACTTTATCGGACTTTTCCCCGGTCGCTTCGTCCTCTACCTCTTCTATATGAAATTGTTTTAAACGAATTTTTACTTGTTCGACAAGTGTGTATGACATAAGCGATCTCCTACAGATTAAATTTTGCAATCAGAATTTCTTTCAGCTCCGCGCCGCTTGTCGCTTTTGCGTTTTCAATTCCCTGCTCTGTGGCAAGTTTTTGCAAGTCTGCGGTACTCATTCTGTTGATTTCGGTCTTTGTATACCCAACGGAAGATACCGGAGAATTACTCTCCGGCACCTCTTCTCCTGCGTTGTACCATTTACCATTATGAATCACTATATATGGATATTTCATAGTTGCACCCCCTACTCTTCGCTATGAACCTCATATACGAATGTGCTATCCATATTCTCGTATGATGGAAGTACAACCTCAGATGCAAATGTTGACATCTTCATAGGTGGTCCATACTCTGTCTTTGTAGCGACTGTAATACCTACACCATATGTTGTTACATCAACATCATCTACCTGTCTTGCAGTTCTTTCTTCCGGTGTAGTGCCAAACCAAGTGCTTCCAAGGCTGCCTTCTGGAAGAAGTGTAACCTTGTTATCCGGGTAGAAGTACTGCTCTTTGCCATCATCATCAATGTACATCTTATCGTAAAGTACGATAGTGAGCTTC